ATGAGCCTCACACACGCTCTTTCATTCTCCCTGCCGGACGCGTGGGACACGGCCATTGATGGCTGGTTGACATGGCTGATCGCCGCCGGAACGTCACCGGCGACGAGGCGCACGCGGCGTGCCCATATTCGTTCTGTTGCACGCGAACTCGCAACAGACACACCCGCTGACGTCACCGCTCTACACCTGCTCGCCATCCTGGGCAGGCCCGAGTCCTCGACTGAATACCGGCGCAGCCTGCGGGCCAGCCTCGCATCGTTCTACCGCTGGTGTCTCGACAACAAGATCGTCAGCGACGACCCGACAACCGGCCTGCCGGTTGTCAGGGCCGCCGCCAGCGCCCCGCGGCCGGCGACCGACGAAATTTGGTGCCACATATTAGAAAGCGCCGATTCCCGTACGCTACTCATGGCCCGCCTCGCCTGCGAAGCAGGCCTGCGGCGCGCCGAGGTGGCCCAGGTGCACACCAATGACCTGATCCAGGCCAACGGCGGCGCCCAGCTCATCGTCCACGGCAAGGGTGGAAAACAGCGGGTGGTACCGATTACCCCCTCTCTCGCGGCCGGCATCACGAGTGCCTGTCCGACGGGTGGATTTCTCTTTCCCGGCAAGATCAACGGCCATATCAGCCCCGACCGTGTCGGGCACCTCGTGAGCAAGGCAATGCCGGCGGGCTGGTCGATGCATAAGCTCAGGCATCGGTATGCGACGCGAGGCTATGCGGGTACAAGGAACCTCCGCGCCGTCCAGGAGGCGCTCGGGCACGCCAGTGTGGCCACGACTCAGCGGTACACCGCGGTCGCAGCAGACGAGATCAGGTCGGTGAGTGAAGCAGCGGCGTGGCATCATCCATTGGGGAGGGTTTCGTCACTGTGACACCCGAGAGCCAGAAACCGGCGTAACGTGTTGTCGTGCCGGGGGCACAGGTAGAACTACATATTGCACGAACGGGTGGACCCTACGGTGGACCCTACGTGGGGCGCGGGTGAGGCGTTGCCCGTACCCACGCAGTCGCCTTAAGCTATTGCTCATGGCCGACCAAGATGCGGCAAGCGATACTTCCGCAGCGTGCGGTGAAGATTACGAGACGGCGATTGTGCCGGACGTGACGCGCACCGATGCAATTGGATTGGCATGGTCTGACGAGGTCGAACCGTTGGCCGAATCATCTGGACGCCGACAGGGGTTAATGGTGACCGTTGCGGCTCTTATTGTGTTTGCAGTTGCAGCGGGGATTTTTGGGTATGTTTCCCTGGGTGGACACGGGTCGCCGCCAAGCGTTGGCCGGGATCGTGTCGACTCGCCGACGCCGGTAACGCCAGCGCGGGTGGATGACGATCGCTACCTGAGTAGAATCGGGAATAGCGGGATGGGAATCGTCATCCGTAATCGGGAGCAGGCCATAGCGGCGGCCCATGTGTATTGTGGCGCCTTGGCCAACGGGGCCTCGCTGGCCGATGTTATCCAGACGATTATGCGTGCGAATGACCTTGGGGAGTTCAAGTCCAGGTTTATTCTTGGTGCGACGATAGACGTGTACTGTCCCCAGTATGTCGGTGTCCTTCAGAAATAGGAAGGTGCCGGATGAGCGTCGAGGATTCGTGGGAGGCGCGCATGGCCGGTCGCGCACGCGAGCGCCGGGCACAAGACGATGCGGCCCATACGCCTGGCCGCCGATGAGGCCGCGCGCGCGGCTTTTGAGTCAACGGCGCAGCGACCATGGCTCAATGGTTGGACACGTGAAAGCGTGAACACGGTGCGGATGGGCACCGGCATGCATTGCGTGTGCTGCGGCCGATGCACCGGCGTGGTGTGCACAGCAGTGATGTCCGACTGGGAACCGCCAGGACCGAAGCCAGTGTGGCCATTCGAGCCAACAGACTGCCCACTATGCACCGGGAGGATTGATGACGCGCGACGAGGCCATTGAGCACGTTTGGCAGTTATCTAGGTCGGTCGCGGGCGAATTCTGCTGCGGCAATAAGGAACGCGAGGAATTGGAACGGGAGACTAGCGAGGCGTTGGCCGCGCTAATGGGCCCGGAAACGCCGGAAGCCCCCCGGCTGACCTGTTGAGGCCGCCGGGGGCGGAGAAAAAACTAAGGAGAGGCAATGCCTGATCCGAACTTCGAGACCGTGCCAGATATCAGCTTCATCGCGGACGTGGTGGCCACCGGGGGTGGCGTCGACTTCGTTGGACAGATGACGACCGACGGGAAGACCCGCGGCGCGCGCCTACGAAACGACACCCGCTGTGTGACGTGCGGTCGGGGATTCGCCAAGGGCGACTACGCCGAGATCCGGCTGGCGCCCAATTGGGATGATGCGACGTTTGCGCACCACGGTTGCGGGTTTCCTCCCCCGCCGATCGAGCCGACGGGGAGGGGCTTCGGATTTGGGGTGCGCAACGATGGGGCGCCGATCAACCTGAGTCATCACATCTAGCGGTGCATCCTGGCCTAAACGTTCCATCCCGCCGATAAGAGCCCCTGGGCTTTCCGCAAGGTAGGCGGGATGGTCGCTTTTATTCGCCTGAGCCCAACAAACATCCAATGCACGATGTCGACCCGTTCGGGCAGCTTATTCGCCACATGCAGGTACAGCACCAGCAAGCCCACTTCGGTCGCCGCGCGCCGACGAATCAGATAGTCGTCGCAGGCCTCGGATATCGTCTGCCCCGGCGGCGCCAGGAAATCCCACACACCCACGCCGGCGGCCAGCGCCAGGCAGGCATAGTCGCGGGGCTGCATCAGGGCCCCGAGTCGGCGAGGTAGTCACCGCAGCCGCAGCGACATCCGAGTCGGTCATAAGTCGCGCCTGGACGGGTGGTTGAGATGCAATTGACCAGACCGGCCGGGATCGGATACAGCGGCGCCCGGGGTTTCAGCGGCACCGACATGACGACCGGCTGATGATCGGCATGCGGGCAGCCACAGACGCAATCCGGCTCGATGGCGCCGGCGAAGGCAATTATCAACCTAGAAAATTGGGCCACAGCCTTGGCCTCCTGCGCTTGAGCTGGTCGACGTCGCTACGCAGCTCCCCTATCGCACGATCAGTGCGTTCGGAGTGGCTACTGTGCTTCTGGTCGATCTGCGTGAGGAGCCCGTGCATTACGTCGAGCTGATCGCGCAAGTTTTTGTCGCCGTGCTGGTTGGTTACCTGGCGATCGACCTTCTCGGCGACGCCGCGGACGCTGGCGATTTCGGCGCGCTGCTTGAGATAGATACCGACCAGAACGCCGAGGGTGGTGACAAGGGAAATAGCGACCGCTGTCCAACTCTCACCACTGGGCGCCGCCGCCTCGGTGGCGACATGCCCAACGGTGCCGACCGGCATCACTTCGCCTCACCACCCGGCTGGGTTGCTGTGATCACCGCATCCAACACCTGCTGACCAAGCTGTCCCATCGGACGTTGCCACACCGCATCAGCCACCACAGCCGGCGGCACCGGGAGTACGGCGCCCAGATTGCCCACCGCGTCCTTGACCCGCTGAATGCTGTCAACGGCCTGCTGGGTCAGCTTCTCGTGCGCCTCGGAAGTTTTGGCCACCACATCCTGCACGGATGCGACGGCCTTGTCGTTGGCCGTGGGTTTCTTCGCTGGCGTGAGCAGTGCGCCGGCCGACATAAGCCCAGTGCCTACCAGGGTCAGCCACTGCCCGAGGTCGAGCGCCGCCAGGTCCGCCCCCTGTCCGCCGGTGGCGGCGGCGCCGGCCGCGCCGAGCACCCCGGCCACCGCGGCGCGAATCAGTGTTCCCATATCGTATTTCACTGTCCGGCTCCGTTCTGCGCGAGGAACGCGCGCATCATGTCGGGGTGGGACTCGCTGAGTTCGGCGATCAGATTGCGGGCCCGGGCGACGACGTTGGAATCGGTGTCGACCCCCTGACCGTTGGCGGTGCGCGCCACCCGCGCGATTTCCGCGAAGTCCCCCAACCGGGCGGCAGCCTCGACATAGAGCGGGTGAACCATGCCGTCGATGTTTCGGACCAGTTGACCGACCGTCCATCGCGCCCCCTCACCAGGCGTGGCGTAAATCGACTGCGACGCATAAAGTTTGGTATTGCTCAACTCGTCATCCCCTTCCGTCAATGCCAGTAACCGATCCCCCATGCCAAGGGCACGGTTGTAGCGTTCCCGGCGGTCAGCCAACCCGTTGGTGCCGCCGTTGATGCGCCGCGTCACCGTCTCCAGGTCGCGGCGGTCGGCCAGCGCGTTGATGTCCGGGCGGGCCACCACCCAATACCAGGCCGCCCCCAAGCCCGCATACTCGTCGGCCGCCAACCGTTCCGGGTGATCAACGAAATAGGTCGAGGTCGGGACTAGGCCCTTACTGTGCGCCCATAGTGATAGCCGGGTGTAGTTCGATCGGCCGGTGATCTGGATCCAGGAACGGCCCTTGAACCGGACGCCGTCCCCGGGCTGCGTGTTACCCAGGTCGGCCCGGCCTTCGTAGGCGGCCCCGCTGGCGATCTCCTCGGTGTAGTAAAGGCCGCCGGACTCGTGCCCGATCTGCGCGCACCACATGGCGATCCGGTCGACCGTGGCGCATTCGCAGGCCCGCAGCGACTCGACCACCGCGGGCAGCAGCTGGCCGTATCGCTCGAGGCTGAGCCTGGCGCCCATGACCTCCGATAGCACCTGGACGGAGTCGGCGCTGCCCGGCGATTCCGTTCGGCGGAAAGTCGAGAATCCATCGGCCCGAATCTTTCGCGCTATGAAATCCCCCACCTTGGCGTTGCCGAAAGTGTCATACCCCATTTGCCAATGCATTTCGTCTATTGGGTCGGTCCAGTCGCCGCCCCAATAGATCGTGCCCTCATAGAAGCTCAGTAGTTCACGGATTGTGCCCATCTGATCTGGGGTGAAAGTTCCGCGGACCTTGAAAGGGTGAGTATTCCAGTTCAGGTCCATCGCTGTGCCGTTGAGATGGTTGGACGTGGGCACCGAGTTCGTTGGAGTCCACGAGGCTGAATCCGGGTCACGCAACGGCTCAACGTAGGTGTTGAAGTCAGCCGCGAATGCCCGCATGATCACCAAAGGCCATCCCTTGAGAAGCTGAAGGGTGACATCGGCACCCGGAATGCCTACCCACTCAGTCGCGGATGGATCGGCCTTCGCGGGCTCCCAACCGTTTTCGCTGGGCAAGGCCTACACTCCAAGCGCCCCGGCGAGCTGCGCCACCAGCCAGTTGTCCACCTCACCCGGAATCAGGTCGGGGTGAGATTGCAGGTATTTGATGACCAGCTTCAAAACGAACTTCAGGACGCGTGCTCTCATCGTTTTGCCCTTTCTCTCTTGGCGTTGGCTAGGCGTGAAATGGCTTGCAGGAGTGCGCGTGTGGCGCGTTCGCGGAGCGTTAGGCGGCCGATGATGCAGCCGCAAAACGGGCAGAAACTCGGACTAGTCATTGTCCTAGTCCGAGTAGCGCGGCGATCTGGTTTCTGGTGCCGTCGATGGTGAGCCAGCCGACGCCTTCGACTTGGATGTTGACGCCGTCGCCGAATACGGGATCATCGTTTTCGTCGTAGCCGGTGATGTTGTCGGTGACGGCGGTGACGTGTGAGACGGCTGCGGCGAAGACACCGCCGCGGCTCACCCACCCGCCGGCATAGGTGTTGACCAGCCCGCTTGGTGGTGCGAGTGGTGTTGTGATCACCCAGGTTCCGGCCTGGTTGGTGTAGGGTGCGGCCATTAGGAGACTCCGTCTAGCGATCGTAAGCGTAGATAGTTGGTGTATCCGGTGTTGGCGTTGAAGACACCGACCCCGATTTGGTCTGGTGTGCAGAAGTCGGTACGGCCGCCTGAATAAAGCGTTTGGTAGTCAACGCCATTGTGGGAGTACTCAATGAAGCGGGTGGTGCCGTTGTCGCGAAATTGCACCCAGTTCGGGATACCGCCCGAAAGGAACTGCACGTAGCGGGACTTGTAGGCGGCCGAGAATGTGCTCGTGTTAGTCCACTTTGCGGCGCGCAGTAAAGCGCCGGAGCCGAATGCGCTGCTAGATACGACGAGTTCGAGTGTCACGAATTTACCGCTCGACGATTCGCGCAGGACTATTCCCATGGCCCACGCATCGGTGCTGGCCGCGTCCATCGCCGTCAACTCCACATTGAATCTGGCAGTGTAGTTTGAACTCGGCGTGAGGGTTCGGACTTGCAGGTGGTAAGAACCGGTGCCATCGGAAGGCGCGGTGAACAGCATGGCGTCTTTGTTCGCGGCCCAGGTTGTTGATCCAGCGTTGACCGCCGACCAACCCGACGACGGCGGCGCGGTGAAGTACCCGAGCGGCCCCCCCCAGACGCGCCGCCAGTCCGTTCCGTCGTCGAGCAGGGTAAGCCCGACATCCTCGCACCAGTAGGTGCGGCCAGCGTTGCCCGCGGCGGGCAGGCTGGCGAAATCGAAAGCGCCGGGACCGTTATCGGCGATCGTGATCGAATCCAGCGTTGGCGGATAAGCCTGATCTGACTCGGCAGAATTCAGTGCCGCCTGCACGCCAAAACCCCAACTAAGATTGCTGGACCCCAGCGCCGCATATGTTGTACTGCTGTCATCCCAGGACAAAACCGTTGTCCCGCCACGCTTCAGCCTGAATTGTCGCTCACCAACATCGGGATCGCCAGCCCACAAAGAAAACGTTTCCCCAGCACCAACATATGTCCCAAGGCTTACCGGACTTCCGATATACGTTTCGCTGCCACCGTTTTTATACCCGAACTGACAAAAGCGCTCCTGGGGCATTACCGTCTTGATTTCGGCAAAGACATACTCTGATTGATCATCGCTCACCCTGGCGTAGAGTCGTAACCAGAGCGAATCTCCACCAGATTTTGGCAACCCTCCCGAAAATCCAACGGTCCAAACAATCTTCTGATAATTCGTCTGCGTGTACTGGTCGTCGGTGGCGGTGCGACGACAGAACACCGACCTGGTTACCGGATCACCAATCACCCAGGCGGCCCGATGCCCGTCAGCGATGGCGATATAGCCATCCGAGCTGTCGCCACCCGAGTAGGTTTCCGTCCAATACCCAGTGCCGCCAAGGGAGCTCGCCTCAACCCTCTCGAAATCATCTCCACCAAACACGCCGCTCGCCCCCGATGCTGCTGCCGCAGCCTGCAACTGCGCGACCGCTGTTGAGATGCCGACAATCACCTCACGCTGCGACGCCATCGCCGACGACACTGCCGAGGTCTGCGCAGTCGATGCGCTCCCCCCGTTAATCCCGTTCAGGAACCCGGCGAACGCGCCCTCCCACGCCTGCCCAAAAGTCGTCACCGCCGAAGTCGCACCACCAATGACGTTGTCCACCACGTCATCGAGACCGTCCACCGCGCCGGCAAGCGCGGCACCCACCTGCGCCGCCGTCGAAACGGCCGCGCTAGAGATGATGGCTGCCACGTCCGTAACCGCGTTCTGCGCGTTGGTGATTCCAGCGCTCACCGCGGTCACTACCCCGCTGATATCCCCGGCGCTGAGCCCGGATATCAGCGAGTTGAACTTGGATTGCGCATCCTCGATCAGCTCGCCGATCTGGATGAGCGCCTCAACCGGGTTGAACCCGAAAATCTCGATGGCCCCCAGCGCAACCGCGACCTGACGCAGGAACTCATTGACCAGCGCCGGGACGATCTGCTGTAGCTGCGCCCAACTGAACGGCAGCGTCGGCTGCCACGACGGCGCCGGCAGATTGTGGACCGGGTAGTTGGGAATCGCGGTGGCCCAGGTGGGCGGCTGCTCAGTCATCAGACGGGCACCGCCAGGACGCCGACACGGGTGGTCGTGGAGCTCGTGGTGTAATCGTCAGCACCGCCCTGTTTTTCGACCCGGAAATAGACGTTGGTCGTGTTCGTGGCTGTCAGCAGCTCGTAATCGAATTCATTGGTGGGCAACGCCGGAACCAGGATGAGCCGGTCCTTGGCTCCACCCAGGCCGGGGCAGCGGCCGATAATGTCGCCGGTACTTGCGTCGCCGATGCGGGCCAGCAGATCGACCGTGACATCCGATCCCGTGTTGCCCGTGACGATGGTGTAGGCAAACGGAATCAAGCGCCGGTCATAGGTCTTGGCGTCGATCGCCACGGTCGCCAGCGTGTTGTTGGCCGTCGCAGCGCCCGTGTTACTGATCGTGGTCGGCCGGTAGACCTGACAGACCTTCTGGTCGATCGCCTCGAAGTCCGTGGCGCCCGAGTTGACCGCGAGTATCTGAGTGGCCGCCGCCGTGTAGTCGGTGGGGTCCAGCACGGTGTTGCCGTCGTCGCCCTTCGCGCCCTTGTGCAGCGCGAGATTGAGCTGGTACACACCAGGGGTGTCATCGTCGGGCGGAGTGATCTCGGTCCACGAGGCGGAATCCGCTGTGGCGTCCGTGGGCTCCAACGCGGTGAAGCTGATCGTGGTGTCAATCTCCGCGTGCTTACCGGGCGCCCCCTGCACCAGCGGTCCCACGGTGCCGATCCCACCGTCGGGTGTGCCGACGAAAAAATAGACGCCGGCATTCGGATCGGACTCCTTGGCGATGAGAGACAGGGTGGAGACCTGCCAGTACTCCTTGCCGCCGAAGGTGATAGTCGGCCATGGTGAAGTCAACTGCGTTCTCCTGCCTACGAATTAGGGGTGAGCATGATGACGTTGGCGATCTCCTGAAGTCCGGTCACCAACATCTGCAGGCGCGGTATCGGTGGCAATTCGCCGCGGCCGTCGCCGATCTGCAAGAACAGGTCGCGCTCGGTGGCGCTGAACTTCCAGAAGATGAGCTCGAGATAGTCAGTAAACAACCGCTGCGCTCCGGTGGCCGAGCTGTAGACCAGAGACATGAGGCCGCCGCGAGCGATGTCACGACCCAGGGCGATCACTTCGCCATGGCGCACAACCAACTGCCCCGCCGTGTAGCCCCGGCTATCCCAAAACGCGATGATGAACGAAAATAGGGCCTCGATATTGTAGGGGGCCGAATTCGTTGCAGTGAATACCTCTATGCCCGGATGGTATGGTCCGACATCGGCGCGGCGGCCATATAATTGGATGACCTGGAAGGCCATTATGCTGTCGTTGAGAAACCCCGAAAGCAGGTCCGATGGAATTCCGGTCAGACCCACCAAAATCATAACCGCGTCGATGATCCAGCTCAGAAAGGCATTGATCAAATCATTGAGCCACCGGGGGCTCTTTCCGCCGACGATATGATTCCATCCCATCGGTGTGTGCTGGGAAACTTTCATCTTGACGATGGGTGAGCGCGGATCCTCCGCGCCCGGCCGGGGTGCGACCACAGCAATCAGCGGGCGCCCGAAATTCAGGCCAACCTGAGGAACGATGTACACGCCCTCGGGCGCGTAGTACCCCTGGGGATTGAGGATCGGGGCCAGCAGGTTGCCCAACAGTGAGCCCTGGATATCGACGGCCGTGCGCAGCGCCGAATCCAGGATCGTCTTGGTCGGCCCCTCAACCTGCGATCGGTCCTGACCGTCACGACATAGGTGACCTGCGTCAGGTTCGCCCACCGATCCGGCTGTGGCATCCCCGGCCGCCACAGATCAACCCGCACGTCCACGCCGTAGGGCCGCGTAATTTCGGTGATGACCGTCCCGCACGACTCCATGCGCACGGTCTTGGCGTAGAGCGGGCTGGTATCTAGGAATGGGTTGGTCCTGACCACGTACAGTGGCGTTTTCAACGCGGTGAAGATGTTGCCGTTGGACTGCAGCAGCGTGCCGATCCACGCCCGCAAGTCCGGGTTGAGAGACAGGGCGTTGTTCAGAAATTCGTTGATTCCTGACTGAATGCGTATTGCGCATTCGCTGATCATATTCTCGATGACCGTGACCAGCGGACCGAAGAATACGGCGTGCGAAAATGGCTGGAACTGGATTGGCATCCACCACACCGGCCAGATTTGCAGGTAATTGAGAATATCCCAGATTCCCCGGCAATTCAGGGTCGAGGTGTAGGCGCCCTTCTCATATTCCCAGTCGTGAGATTTAACGTAGAACGGGAAGACAAGGCCGCCGACTTCCATTTCCACGCCGACCATTGTTTGCTCGCAGCCGTAGAAATGCTCGACCAGATCCGATTCGCCCTTGACCTTGATGGTCGCCGTCGGCACGTTATTGCGCGGGTCGGCCCCGGAGTTCTCCATCAGGTCGCCGCCGATGGGGCCGACGCGGTTCCAGAGACGGTCGCTGACGTAGTGCACAGGCTCGATCGACACCGCAGCGCGGATCTCGGCCAGCTTGTCGGCTGCCGCCGCACGTTGCTCGAGCGTGCCGTAGGTGAGCTGGTGGTTGAGTTCGGCCAGCTCGGCGCTGGTAGGGGGCTCGGGGGCGGTCACGCCTGATCCGCGCAGCCGAAAGCTGCCCTGGTCGAGACCAGAGCCAGGAACCTGGACATCAGAGTGGGTACCGCCGCAGGGGGGTGCCCGCCGCGATGATCATGGAGTCTGCGTTTCCTCCGATGATCGACGCTGCGATGTACTGCGGCACAGGGGGTTTACCCACGGGCTTGGCAGGTATTGGGGCGCTGAAGCTGCCCGACAGCAGGGAGTATGGGTGACCTTGGGGCGGGACGATTCCGAAGATGGACTTGATCTGGTCGAACCACGCCGAGGTGTCCCCGCCGCCGGCGAATGACAGAAAGTCGCTGAGCGCCTTTTGCCAGATGTTTAGTTGCTGCGGGGTTGGCGCCACCGAGGTCATGTCCACGACCGGGCGTAGCTCGCGGTTGGTGCGTACCTGCATGATTTGGTTTTCCAGTAGCGGCCCGAACTGCACGAAATCGCTGCTTCCGGGCGCCGATGCCACCTGGAAGGTGCCGGGGCCAAAGAAGGTGTAGCGCGGGAACATTGGCTGATCGCCGGGGTTGATGAGCTTGAGAAAATCGCTCTGGTTACTCGATGAGGCGTTGTCGCCGAATAGCCATCGGAACACCCCTATCGGGACGTTGTAGCCGCTGGCTGTGGCGCCGACGTGGAAGCCGAAGCCAGCACTGCGGTAGCCGCTTCCGACGCTCGATCCGGTACCGGACTCGACCACGGTCTGTAGCGGAACACCGTTGGCGAACACCTTGAATATGCGCGCGCCCGAGGCGTATCCGCAGACCAGGCGGTATATCGAATAGGTGTGCGGAGGTGGTATCAGGCTTGAAGTCCACTCGCGCAGAACCGTTTCCGAGCCAGATGAGAAGTAGGAGAGCCTGAAGGTGTTATCCATGCCGATGCGCAGCCGGACACCGTCGTCACCGGCCGTGCCGCTATTGGCCATCCGGCCCCAGATGTCGATGTAGCTGTTGTACGGCAGCGGCACTCCCCGGATTGGTCCGAGGTGTATTTCGACGACCATGTTGTCGGTTGCCGTGGTGGACCCGACCCGGCGGAAGACGAAATCGTGCCCCGTTGTGGGGTCGCCCAAGTCGTCCACGGCTAGCGCCTGACTACCGTCCGCCTCGATATAGGCGCCACCGTCGCCGGACTCCGCAACAGTCCATCCTGCACCGAGTCCAGGGCTGGCGGTGTAGTCGAAAATGTCGATGTCGCCGTCGAATTGGATTTTCAGCGAGTCGATGCTGTCGAAGGTCTGCCACAGCGCCCGGGGCGCGCGCCAGACCTGGGTGAACTTCTGGCTGTGTTGGGCCGCCCACATGATCTTGTCCGGCGGCGTCTTGAACCAGTGCACCGGCGCCCACCAGCGCCCGGACTGATGGTTGAGGTAGGCTAGCTCGCCGGTCTTGAGCTGGTGATTTGCTTCGATCCACAGGCGTGCCAGCGCCATTCGGTCCTTGGGGTCGTCGCCGACGAACCTGAGTTCGGCCGTGACCTCCGTCGGGTCGAACAGCGATCCGATAGGCGTGACTCCGTGCTGGGTGGCGCCCTTCTGGTCGATCATCTGCCACGGCGCAATGAGCCCCTTGAGGCTCTCGACGACGACCGCGGCCTTGCGCGGGTCCGACCAGGGCGGGGCGAATCCGCCGAGCATGCGGAAGTCGGCGCCACCGTCATAGGAGTGGTAGTGCATCTGAGGCAGTAGCCCGGCGCGGAGGTGGTACTCGCCGGCCGGCGTCAACCCCTCGGGAACGCGGATGATGTCACTGAGGCTGGTCATCGCTGATACATCGACCCCAGATGGTTGGACAGGTCTGCGCCCATGCGGTCCTCTGTCTGGATGGGCGAGTTGTTGTTGTAGGTCAAGTTGTTGTTGATCGTTGTCCCCTGGCCGCCGCTCTGGTCACCACTGCGCTGGTCGGGGTTGCCCGCGACCTGCTCGGGCGTCAGTCCCGGCGGGAGCCCCTGGCCGCCGGTGGCGCCGTTGATGGCCTGGCCGACCTGGCCGGCGATGTTCGGCACCTGCGCGTTGACCCCGGCCACCGCCCCGGCGATGCGTCCGAACCAGCCGCCGGAGAAGTCGGCCAGCGCCGACTCGTTGGGCACGAACGTTTCGAGCAGTCCGCCAACGCCGATACCGGCGGCCTGGGCGCCAAACCCGATAGCCCGGTTGATTTCGTCGATGCCGATTTGGGCAGCCGCGGAGATGATCGCCCCGGCCGCGCTACCGCCGGCGCCGGCCCCGGGCGCCGCCATGCCAGCGGCTGCACCTGCCGCGCTGATGGCCGTGGGAACGGCGGACTGCAGAAGTCCGGGAAGGCCCCCGCCGATGCCGATCCCCTCGCTCTTGGGGATGTTCAGCCCCTGCCCAGGCATGCGGCCCCGCCCGGGTGTCATGGGCCCGCGGGCCTGCCCCGGCAGCCCAGGACCGCCACCGCCGGGCACCAGCGGGGACTGAGTACCGGGGAAAGGCACGCCGGGAGTTCCGGGGGCGCCGGGGATGGGCGAGTCGCCGCCGCCTGGGGCTCCGGGTGTACCGCCACCCCACCAGCCGGGGCCGCCACCGGTGGGAGCGCCGCCGCCCCAACCTGACGGGGCCACCTGGCCGCCGCCACCGGCGAGCGGTCCGGGCCGCACCCGGGCATGGACGTGATCGCGGTGGTTTTGCGTTCCGCTGCCGCGGTTTTCCATCGGCGTGGGGCCCTGACCTGGCGTCCATTGCTGCTGTTGCCACAAGCTGTACTCGAGCCCGAGTGGTCCGGCATTGTCCTGTAGGAATTGGTTGATCTGATCGCCGAGCGCGGCATTGTCGCCGACCATGATGTCCAGCGCCTCACCAGACGAGTGCTCATTGAACGGCGGATCTGGCGGCCGGTAGCCGCCGATGTTGGTCACGCCGAACATTTGGCTGATGAGCGAGCGTAGGGCGGCAGCTCGCGGGGTAAGCGCGCCGTGAGTATCGGTGGTGTGCGGGCCGCTGTAGATGTTGGCGCCGGCCGGGACGCCGTAGGAGACGCCGGCCAGGTTTGGCGTACCCGGCATGCCGACACCCGCAACGGGCATGCCGGCGGCGGCATACGGATACTGCCCGCCATAGGGCAACACCTGATGCTGGGGGCCGAACGCGCCGGCCCCGGCGGCCATCGCCAGCAGGCCGCTGCCGGCCTCTCCCGGCTTGTACCCCAGACCCTGCTGTACACCCGAAAGCGCGCCGATCACCGGGGCCGCCGCGAGATTGGCGATGAACTTGGTGATGTTCTCCGCGATCCCCGCCAGTCCCTTGGAGATACCGAAGTCCTGATCGAGTTGCGCGCCGATCTGGCCGAGGGTGTCCGCACCCTGGCGCATGTGCTTGGTGTACTTTTCGAGCTCGTTCTGCCGCGCCTCGGCCAAGCGCATCTCGGCCTGCTGCTGGCTACGCTGAGCTTCGAGCACGTCGTTGCGCGCGTCCAGGATGTCCTCGGCCGTGGCGTTGGCCGTGTGCTCGAGCTGATTGAGCCGCGCGCGCTTCTCGGCCAGGCGGTGGCGGGACTCGAGGAAGCTGGTCTCGGCGCTGTAGGTGGCCGCGGTCTGCGGCAGGCCCGGAATTCCGGGCGGGACGCTCATGTCGAAAGGCACCACCGGCGCTTTAGGCAGGCGCGGGCCGCTGGCGCCGCCGGCGGCACCGGTGGGGTCGAGGATCGGGTTACCGGACGGGCCGGCGCCGGGCGCAACAAACCCTTCGGGCTGATAACCCTTGCCCGGGACCCAGACGTAGGACGGGCCCTTGAGGCCGAAGGGGTAGTACCGCGGCGGTGTCGCCGATCCCGGTGTTGACCCCGGAGGGACGTACCCGGGCTCGCCGGGCTCGGGCCCGAGGCCACCCTGGCTGCGCGGAATCGAGTTCAGGCCGCTAGTGCCCCCCTGGGCGAAAACCTGCCGCTGTTGGGTAGTGGCCCCCGGCGGGAGGCCAGTTCCGGCGGGCATCTCGATTTTGGCGTTGCGGATAGCCAGATAGATCGCGCCGAATTCCGCGGCAACCCCGGCCAGCATCAGCGCGATAGGACCGAAGGCGGTGCCCATTCCGGCCGCGGCTGTTGATGCCGCCTCCGGCAAGGCGCCCATGGCCGTATTGAGCGCAGTGACCTTGGTGATGATCCCCGCGATATTCCCCGCGATATTGGCTGCCTTGAACGCTGCCCACGCGGCGATCACTGCATAGACCAGGCCCGGATGATCCGAAAGCGCCTTGGCGATTTTTCCGAACACCTCGACCAGTTCGCCGCCGATCGCCGCGGCATTCTTGAAGAAATCGCGAATATCGTTCTGGTGCTGAGAGACCCATTCGCCGATCTCGTCGATATGCTCGCGTAGGGCTTGCATGATGTCGACGAGCTGATTGGCGTCTTCGGCGGGCTTGCCGAATATCGCGCCCAGGAAGTTGGCGCCAAGCCGGGCGATGGACGTCTTGACGTTCTCGATCGAGCCGGCCACCGTGTTGTTCATGGCCTTGGCGAATCCCGGTGCGTGCTGCTCGACCGTGGTCAACAACGCCTCAAGCCCGACCTTGTTGTCGTGGATCATCTTGGCCAGCTTGGGAACATCGCCACCAGTGAGGGTGTCGGCCAGCCATGGCACGATGGGCAACTGCTGAAGCTGGTTGTTGATCTCCTGCATGGAGACGTGGCCCTGGTTGGCGACCTTCAAGAACGCGTCGCCGATATCGCTGATCGACGAGCCGGTAAATCCCGCGGCATTCGATACGTCGGTCATAAACCGCTGTAGATCGCCGGTGCTCGACGCCAGCGCGCGAGTCGCCACCGAGAATGCCTCGTCGAGCTTGAACGGCGTATCCAGCACCACCTGATTCACGGTGTCCATCACCGCGCCGACATCGAGAGCCTGCTTACCGGTGGCCGTCAACGTCCGATTGAGGTTGTCCAGGCGGTTTTTGGCCGCGTCGATCGCCTCGTAGCGCTCGAAGCCCTTGAATAGCGTGTAGCCCGCCGCGCCGACCAGGCCGGCCGCCGCGGTGGTGAACGCCATGCCGAACGCGCGCCCAGCCAACGCCCCCGACTTACCCGCGGCCGTCTCATAGCCGGCCATGGCCGACGAGAAGCCGCTGACCACCGGCAGCGCGCGGGTCAGTTCAGAGCCGAAGCCGCTGCCGAAGCCACGCGCCGCACGCTGGCCATGAGCCGCGAATTGGGTGACCGCCTGGTCAATGGCCGACCGCGCGGTCAGCGCCTGCGAAAACGCTTGGCTGGAACGCTCGCCGGCAACGCGGAAGCGCGCTTCCAGTTGCGAGGCAACCTGATCGGCAGCGCGTTCATTGAGCCGGGCCAGGACGTCGGCGTGGATGGCCAAGGTGATTCACCTCCCCTCTACTTGTTCCAGGTCGAATACAGCGATCCGGGCTCGTTGTTCGGCACGCTGCGGCGGCGATGGTCGTCGGCCTGCTCGCGATACTTGGCGGTGGACAAAAACAGCCGCGACTCGTACTCATCGGCTTGCGCCTCGGGGACTTTCGCGGCACGCAAGACCGCCAGTTCATTAGCGCATTGGGCGACCATCTGCCGTAGCTCGGAGCGCTCGCCACAGCGCAAGGCCGTGGCCAGCGCGCCGTCCTCGGGTGGCCAGTCAACCCGGATGACCAGCTTCGTCTCGTCGTCGGGGTCCTCGATGACATCGGCGCCGAACAGCTCGAGCAGCTCATAGCTACTCATGCGCCCCTGATGCCAGTTGGCTATGTGGCAGCCGGGGAAAAACCGGCGCAGGTCACTGGCTATCTGGCGCGGCCAATGACGCCAAAACGCTTGGGCCTTCTGGACTTTTCGAGTCGGACTTCTGGCGCTCCATCAGCTTGAGTCCCTGTTCACCCCACAGGCGCCGGACATCTGCCGCGCACGCTGGCCGGCCGTCGATGGTCTTGGAGCGCAACTCTCGGTATTTCTCTTCACCTAGCACGGCCATGACCTCACGGACATCGAACGGCGGGGAGACGAGCTTGCCTTCCTTGCGGTACGGAACAAGAAGGTTGCCCTTGACGATTTCCTCGGGAATCGTTGCGCCAGTTGGCTTTCCGTCTTTATCTAACGCCTGATGCTCGGGGATGATGACATCGGGGCCGCGGTCGTAGGACTCGGCCTCGAAGTGCAGTTCGTCGTAGGCTGCCAGGCAGTCGTCATCGAGCATCCGTAGCGACGGCTGCGGCGGGATCGACATCGACGTGCCGTCGTCGAACCGCAGCGTCAGGGACGCAAACAGCAGATTGTTGTATTCGGCGGCCTGTTCGGCAGCCTGCACACCGGCGTTGGGGATCTCGGTGGGGTTCGGCTCGGTCATAATGTTCGGCTATTCCTCTCGGAGTTTAGATTCGGTTCGGCTACAACGACAATGAGAGACCCCGACGGGCGCCGCCGAACCGCAAACGCCCGCCGGGGTGGCCCTCGACTACTAGTCGGTGGTGATCATGTTCGAGACCCGCGACAGGGCGGTGGTCGCCACGTTGTCGGTCGCCGTCACCCGGAAGTAGTAACCGGTGGCGGTGGTCAGTCCGGTGATACCCAGGGTGATTGTCGTTGTGCCACTGGTGCTTCCGACGGTCGCCGCGGTCCAGCCGGTCGAGCCATCGGCGCTTGATTCGACGGTGAAGACGATCGGCGACGAGCCACCTAGCGGGGCGGCAAACGCGATGTCGGCCGATGTCGCACCGGTGGTAGTGGCGACCGGCGCCACCTGAGTGAAGGTCAGACCCGGGGTTACCGCGTCGTCCCATAGGGTGCCAGTCACCCAGGCCCCGTCGATCATCGGGAAGCCGTCGGAATCGACGAACCACGGATCGACTTCCGCCGAGAAGGTGAGCTTTGGCGCGTCGGCGTCCTTCTTGTTCCCCTTGCGCGAACCGACATCGGTCAGTATGCATCGCGGGAACGGGTAGGCGATGCGCTCGGCCTTACCGCCCTGATTGTCCTCGAGTGCGACGATGAACTGCCGCCGCGGCTGAGAGATGGCGTTGGAACGGCCGCGAAAGTATGTCCCGCTGCCTATTTCCAGCATGCTCGACAACGGGAGGTCGTACTCGAGGCAGTGCACCACCGGAGAGTTTTCCAGCGGCGTGAACATCAGCGTTCGCTCGCGCTTTTGCAGGTCGTAGCGCAGTGGATCGACCGACTGCAACGCTTCCAGTGGGTCGCTAGACGGCTTGGGAGCCCGCTCGACACCGTCCGGGTGAACGTATCCGACTGGGTAAAACCCCAAGTTGCTTGGGTATTCGTTGTTGTAGACCCATCGGCCATTGGCCCTAATAGCAGCGAACAAATCCTCGCGCCACGTGCCATCGAGGGACATGGGCGCTACAAACGCACTGCCTGGGCTGATGTTGGTGTTAGCGCCGTCGTAGTCGCGCGCCAGCACCTGCCAGTCGCCGCCGCGGCGGGCGCGCAATGCGTCCTGGTACGACATGACCGAAGTCCGATAGGGGGCGCCGGTAGCCGGTTGTGCCATCGTTATTTCCTTTCCCGAGAGGGGGTGTGGCGGATTTGCCGGGGGTTGGTTGCCGGCTGTTTTGCGGCGCACGGGGCCGCACGCCGCGGCCCCCTTTGATTGACCGCGACGGGAAGTTGGTGGGGTTCTACTGGATAGGTCCGCGCTGTAGCACGACGCGAAGCTCGTTAACGACCCGCGTGACAACGGATTTCGAGGCGTATGGTTCCTCATGCGAGGCTTCGGTGAGTTCGACAGAGTCGCAGTTGGCGATACTGCCGTCGTCCATGAGCACATCGGTCGTGGCGTATCGAACCAGCAGTATGATGCGGGCGTCAGTGCGCCGGCCCTCGGCATACGCTTCGTCGACATCCTTGCCGAAGGTGTGCACGCGCAGCGTGGCGAAATCTGCCTCAATCGTGGTTGGGCCCGTGACGCGCTCCACCCACCGAAACGGCAAGGGCGTCTGGGCCGACCACTTATTCGCGCCGATCGCGTTGACCGACAGCGTTATCGGACGCAGATGGGCAATGATGAACTGCACGGCGCCGGGTGCCGCATAGCCGTCCAGCAGTGGATCGCTCACGTCAGACCATGATTGAAGTGCGCCTCGGTCTTCGCGCGAGGGGCGAATGCCGGGGTGTCTTCGGATCCGTACTCGATGATGTTGGCTGCCTCATCGGTGGCCCCGACTTGACCGCGGCCACGGTGGGCGCGTTTGGTCACCTTGATCGAGTCGATGTAGTCGCCGGTGTCCTTGGGTGAGTTCTTGACCCACTCAGGAATGACTTGCTCGTCCATGAACTCGTCTAGCTGGCGGTCGACGTCCTCATCGTCGGCGAGCTGCTCATCCAGATCGGGAATGAGGTCGCGCAGATCGGCCATGGGTCAGCCCTCCCGCTCACACGCGCAGAACACGTGATTTTCAGCGCCGCGGATATCGGTCTCCAACACCGCATCGCCGCGCAGGACGTACGTCAGGCCGTTGTGCCGCAGCCGGCGATCGGATTTGAGCTCGGACCACGCCATCGGCGCGGGGTTGTCGTCGTCATCGACCGCCGGTATCTGGCCGTCCACCACCGGCAGAAACGCGAACGCCGGTTCACTGGTCGTCACCGTAAAGCCCTGCTGCTCAAAGCTGCCCACGTTGGTGGATGCCGACGTCTCGGTCTCGAAGAGCGAGTCGTCGACCCACACCACAACCTCGCTGGTCTGTGGCTGGCCGTACTCGCTCACGATCGGCTGGTCGTCTCCGTCGAGATCCTGGACGTCGGTCACGATGCCGACGCGCTGGTTGCCGAGGGGAAAGACCATCAGTAGTCGCACTTCGTGAAGCTGTAGACCGGTTCGGCCGTGAGCGGAATGTCGAGCAAGGTCTTGTGCTTGTCGGTCAGGTAGTCGTCGACCAGAGACGCGAATTTGCCCGCCTCGGTGCGCCGGCTCGTCGTGTTCTCCCACTCCGACAGGCGCTCGAGGTCGCCGTACATCGCCGCATCGCGGACGATCTCGAACACCACTTGCTGGGCGGCCGTGTCGTCGACATCCGACTTCAGTCCACGGATTCGATCGGACGCGACCTGCAATAGTCGTGTGGCGGTAGCGGTCTCCCCGGTGGTCAGGGTGCCCTGGTACTCGTCGACGAAATCCGCGATCACCATGAACGGATCGGTCATGTGGGCCTAATCCTCTGCGGCACCCTTGGTGGCCCGCCCGCGTGCACGACGGGGCGCGGGCGCTGGCGGCTCCGGGGCCTCGGCCGCATCCGGGTCGCCGGATTCCGCAGCTTCCACGTCCGGCTCGGCCGCGGCGGGCGCGTGGGCGACTGGTTGACCGTGGGCCACCAGCGCCCCCGACTCGACCAGTGGGGCCGCGGCGTCGTCGTCGACCTCGATCACTCGTGAGTCGGGCCGCGTGTAGTGCACGGCCCGACCGTCGACCATGACCGCACACGGCCCGGCTACCGCGTAGCGGCCCATCAGCCGAACTGCTCGATGATCTCGGCCTTGGTCATCGCCTCGGCCTCTTCCTCGGTCAGCCCGGCGAACTCGGCCCAGGCCGCCTTGGGGGCAGTGCGCTTGGGCTTCTCCGGCGCGTCGCCGCCGCCCGCGGGTGCGGGCTCTGTCGCAGCGGCCGGCGCCTTGCCGACCTCCACCACCAGATCCAGGCCCAAGAAATGCTGGGCCTGCTCCGGTGAGAGCCACTGGATGACCTCACCCTCGTAGCGATGGTGCGTCTTACCCTCGGGATCCTTGGCCAGCACCAACGGCGCGATGACCTTGTAGCTCATGCGTTGACCCCGTTGATGAGCCATCCGGCGCCGGCCTCGAGGATGACCGGGACGGTGGTGCGTCGCGCCCGGATGCGCCAGCCGTCGATCTTGTCCTCGCGCATGGACTTGACCTGCAGGCCGTTGTCGGCCGACGCGTAGCCGGTCTCGGGCAGCATTTCGTCGGCGAACCCGCCGAACACCGTGGTATCCACCACCATCGCCTTACCGGTGACGGGGGCGTTGGGGCTGGTGATCCACGTCAGGCCGCCGGCCTGCTTCATCAGCGTGCCGGAAAGGCCCTGCACTACCGGGGTGGACTCCACGCCCGGATACTCGCGCGGCAGTAGCTTCATCAGGTCGTCGTTGGACACGACGTTGGCGAACACGTCGGGTTCGACGAACACCGCGTTGGGCATGTATCCCTGCTTGAGCTTGATGATACTGGTGATGGCCCGCATCACGTCGCGCAGGATCTTCGAAGAACCGTCGCTGGCCTTCCAGGTCGCGATGGCGTCGGTGTTCTGCGTGACCGCCGAGACCGTCGCTGACAGTGCCACCGAGTCGATGGTCTGCACGTGGGAGTTCATCAGCTTGCGGAACGAGCGGGCGATGACCGCGAACCGCTGGCGGCTGATCGACTCATCGGTGATCTCCGCGTCGTTACCCCACTTGACCGTGTTGGCGGTCGACGCCGGTCCAGTACCGATCGAGGTGACCGGGTACTCACCACCGGGCGGGACGGCCTTGGGTGCACGGTCGGCGTAGATCGACTCATTAGTCTCGTAGCCGATCGACCCCGAGGTGGTGAAGAACTGCGCGGTGAGGATCTTGTCGGCCACGAAAATCTCGTTGCCGATGTCCCGCAACGCCCGTGCAACCCACGGGGTGTCATTGAGGAACCGGCTGGCCGAGAGGATGTCGCCCGACAGCGTGGGCGCTGCGGGCGGGAACTGAGTGGGCATGGCTTACCTGCTTTCTGTGATGGTTGGCCTGCGACTCAGCGCAGTTTGATGACGACCAGGGAGCTGGCGGCCGCCGACAGGGCGATGCCGATGATTTCCTCCGGCTCGTCGGTGGCGTTGGTGAATGCCGCGACGGCGCCACCGGTGGCGCCGATGACCGGCTTGCCGGCGGCAATCGCACCGGAGGCGGGCACCTGCCAGACACCTTCGGTAGCCACCACCACGGCCGCGCCGTTGTCGGCGTCATGGGTGGCCACTCCCAGCCACGCCTCATTCGGCGCGGCGATCGGCGCGACGGTGTCCGCGCCGGACACGACGAGCACCTGCCCGGCGGTCACGGCAGCCGACGTGGTGCGCGGCAGCCGGTCGGCGGGGCAGTAAATAGGTGCGTATTCGGCCATGATCAGGCGTCCTTCCCGAAGGGGCGGCCCACGACCTTGGCGTACGCCTCGGCCATCTCCGCGTCGTTGGTGGGTTCCTCGCTCGCGATGCCGTACCCGATCTCATGCACCGGCACCGCCGAGTTGGCGGGGATCGTCGACAGCAGCGCAAGGGTGCCGTCGCGGTTCTCTTCGAGGCCCTTGCGCCAGGTGTCCTTGCTGGCCGGGCTGATCTTCCCGGAGTTGAGCGCATCGGCGATGACGCGGTCGTTGGCCTCATGGACCTGCTGCGCGCGGGCTTTGGCGCCAGAGCGGGCGTCGGCCACCAGCTGCTCGTAGTTCGCCTTGTCGACCACCGCCAGGTCGAACTTCTCTGCCAGCTTCGTGAGGTCTTCGGCACTCGGCTCGGTGACCACGTTGTTGACCACAGTCGGCTTGTCGGCGAGTGTGTTGATCGCCTCTTCAATCGCGCTGTCATCGGCATCGGCGTTGAGGCCGAGCTTTTGGAGCGCGCTTTCACTCAGTGCCACGGTGGGCTCCTTCCTATTTTCGGCCTCGGCCGGTGCGGCCGGAGGTATCTGGTTGTGCGCCTGCGGACTACGCGGCGCCGGGGCGTGCGAGCGCCCGGCATGGTTGAACACCGACAGATCGAAGCGGTTCTTCGCGCCGGCCCCGGCCGCCTTGCGCTTCGGGGCCTTCAGCACCCGGTCGGCAATGCCGGCGTCCACCGCCTCCTGTGCCGACCACCAGGTCTCGTCGGTCAGCACCTGAAGCCACTCATCGACGGTGCCGCCGGCGCGTTCGGCGAAAATCGAGGCAATGTTGGTGCCGATCTGGTCAAGACGGTCGGCCTGCTTGCGCATATCGGCCGCATCACCCACCACCAGTGCCCACGGCAGATGCGCCATCAGCTCGGCGTTCTCCGCGACCACCAACTCATCGGAGGCGCCGACGGCGATGAACCCGGCGGCCGACGCCGCAATGCTGTCGATGGTCGTGACCACCCTCGCGGGGTGCTGGCGCAGCGTGTTCATGATCGCCACGGCCTCGTAGACGTTTCCCCCACGGGAGTGGATGTGCAGGTTGATTGTCTCGATACCGTCGCCGAGCGCCTGAAGATCGTTGCGGAAGTCGGCGGCGTTGACCCCAACGTAAGGAATGATGTCGTCGAAAATCTCGACGTTCGCGGCGTTGCCGTCGCCACTAGTGGCGTTCTGCACGCGATACCAGGGCGCTGAATTGGCGTCTGTTGGCGGTTGCCAACCAGTTACCACCGTGCGATCCATAGTGGCCATGTACATCCTCTCTATTGCGTCTGTATGCCGTTGTATGGCATGATGTATGCCACATGGCTAGGTGAGGTGAGCCATGGCATGACCCGGCTTGGCGCGGCTTGGGCTCAACTCCAAATTTCCGAGCGCGCGCAAGGCCAGGCGCGGCCAGGCAGTGGCCTGTCCGGGCGTGACGCGGCTATGCGGGCCGAGGCAAGGCGAGGGATCCACCAGCTCACGAATGGCGTTATGTGAGTTCGAGTCTCACGGTGAGCACGCTAGGTAAGGCCTGGCTCGGCAGTGCTCGGCTCAGCTCAGCAGTGCATGGCAGGGCACGCCTTGGCGGGCCATGGGATCTACCTCAACCGAAAGGAATTTGATGATCACCTTCACTATCACGCTGGCTGGCACAGCACCGCTGTTAATGCACAACAGCCGCCTGTCCAACCCTCTCGACCCGGCAACCAAGGCCCTCAAGAAAGTGACTAGCAAGCGCAATAAAACCGACGATGACCATGAACAAATCGCTCGCCTGGAATTCGCCGGAGGCCTTTACCTCGACCCCGACGTTGGACCCTATATCCCTGGCGAAAACATCGCGCGGTGCCTCGTAGACGGGGCGAAGCTGACCAAGATGGGCGTCAAAGTCACACGCGGGGTATTTATATCCACCGACGTCAATCCGTTGTCTTACAAAGGCCCTCGAGATGACGAAGGGCTTTGGCAGGCAGGGTACCGGCATATGGCATCCGTCAAAGTCGGCACGTCTCGCACCATGCGCTGCCGCCCCTGGTTTCCAGACTGGGCGGTAGAAGCAGAAGGTGTGCTCGACCCGTCCGTCCTTGAACTCGATGACATCGCCACTATCGCCGCCAACGCTGGATCGCTCATTGGACTAGGTGACTGGCGGCCACGTTTTGGTCGGTTTGTCGCCACCGTTAAGCAGACCGAGGCACGTGCAGCATGAGTCCATTCGAGCCCGCCGGGGCGGTGGCCCGCTGGCGGGTCCTCTACGACCTCCTGGGTGAGCGCACCGTCGGCGATGTCCTCACCTACGACACGATGGCTGAGGCTCTTGAGCTTGATCCAGTGAAGGACCGGCACACAATTCAGGTGGCGATGCGCCGAGCTGCCAAAGAGCTTGAACAAGAGGATAAACACGCCCTTGAGCCCGTTCAGAACGTCGGATACCGCATTGTCGAGCCCGAAGAGCACCTGAAACTTGCTCGTCAGCACCAGCGCCGGTCGTCCCGCGCACTTGTGCGCGGTCACTCCAAGGTTGTCAATGTCGACCTGTCGAGCGTCGACCCGAGGTGCGGAACGCCTTTCAGGTTGTAGCATCGGCATTTGCCATGCAGATGGAGTTCAACCGCCGCACCGACGTTCGCCAGAAGCGATTAGAGGACGCTCTCGACTCGGTTCGCGAGAAATCGTCGCGCACCGAAGATGAGGTTGCCGAACTTCGCGAGCGTTTAGAGCGACTAGAGGCCGGCCGTAACACAAATGCGGACCCGACATGACTTGGCAGCCCGAGCGCTTCACGTCAGATCAGCGCTTGGCGGCTGCTCAGGCTGTTGTATTCGCCCAGTCGTGCATTGACCGGGCATTCCGCTCAATACCCGAGGTCTCAGCAGTTCTGAATCGGGTCGATGGGCTGTTGGCGATGATCCATGAAGACATTTTCATATCTTCGCCCGAGTCGACTATTTCTCCTCGTCCCAGAGGGTCATAGGCCGACCCTGTTCGTCTTTCGGCGCTCCGGCGCTACGCCGGGTGTGCTCGCGGACCTTGATCCGGTTCGTCGGCGTCTTGGCGCTCGGCTGCTGCGTCGGCTGTTCGCGCTCAGTCTTCGGATCCGGGGCTGGAAGTCCGGCCGATGCGCGGATGAACGACTCCAATGGCGAGTCGGGCGTGATGATCCCGGCGGCCACCAGCATCTGCAGCATCGCCGCGGTGGCCTCTTTGCCGATCTGGTCACACCCGATGAGCGGAACCGACTCGTCGATGCCCCAGTTGTGGTCGACGATGTCCTCCACCACGCCCGCCTGGGCGATGTCGCGAATGTCGTTGGCCACCGCCTGGGTTGCCTGAATCCACGGGTCCTCCTGTATCGAGGCCAGCGCGTAGCTGCCGCCCTTGTCCAGGTTCATGAAGTGCATCAGCGCTGCCAGCGCCATCGCCTTGTCGTGGTAGTCGATCGCCTGGCGGATCATGCCGGCGGGCATCGTGCCTTCGACGCCCTTGATATGGCTGTCCGTACCTTCAGGGAAGGCCGCGCCGGAACTCGCGCCGCCCGTCCACTCCTGCGCAATCTTCCCGTACAGCGCCATGCGGGCGGGGTCTAGCGACTCTTTCGGGCCGACGTTGATCACCGGAACGCCGATGCCGTGCCGGCGGGCGGCGGCGGCCTCGATGCGGATCAACTCGGCCTTGAGCATCCAGTTGCCGTAGCAGGGCCGCAAAATGCTATTGCCGTACCAGACCCCGGGGTCCGGGTCGCGCACATACACCACAAGGCGGTCGGCGCCGATGGGCCTGCCCATAGGGGCGCTACCGATCACCCGCTGGCCTCCGATACCGCCGGCCATCAGCGTTCCGGCCGGCCACTGCTGAATCGACAGCAGATCGCCGTTGGCCGCCACGTCCCAGTACGCGATCGTCGAGGACGGCCGCGGGCTCAGCCTCCCCAGGTGTGCCCGGCCCTTATCGTCGATGGTGAACGTCCGCTCGAACACCTGGTGACCGAACTGCAGGTACTTCAACGCCGTCTGTAGATGGCGGTTCCACGAGAAGCGCCCCCGTGAGCGGGGCGTGGGCTGTGACTCGTCGGCCCCCCGGATCGGCAACCCGAGGTCGGCCGCCACATGCGCGACGACCTCATCGCGCGCCCCATTGGGCTCGATCCACCATTTTGTCGTGCGCACCGCGAGATAAATCGCCTGCAACATGCTGTAGAGCCGGGTGTCGATCCGGCCCATCCGTGTGAGCGTGCGCACCGAGTTCGGCCACAGCATGTCCTGGACGTCTTCGAACAGGTCAACCTGCCCGAATCCCATGCCCATTGAGCCCGGAAATGGGTTGACGTAGCCCTTTTCGACGACGGGGGCGGCGGGTAGTTCTTGCTCAGCCAAGCGTCGCCCCTTTCAGGTAGTTGGTGGTCAAAAGGCCATGTTCATCAGGTCTGTCTCGCCCGAGCCGGCGCGGCGGCGATCGGCATGTACGACGACCGGCGCGGCGGGCATCGGCTCAGCGGTGCTGCCAAATTCCAGCAGCGCGCCGTAGGCCAGCGTCGCGCTCACCAGCGCCGCCGCATAGCCGCCGGCCGCGGCCTCGTCCCAGATAAACCCGCCCGCCGGCATGTCTCGGCGCACCGCCGCACTCACGCCGTCGTTGAGCTCCGCTTGGTCGCAGTGTGAGAACTTCCCGGCCCGGGCGCCATTGAGAAATGAGCCGCACCACTGCGACCAGCGGCTGGCGTCGGCCATCTCCGGCTCGACGCCGGCCTTGATCAACTCGGGGGCGATCGCCGCCGCATCGCTGCGCGTCTTGATCGCCACGGCCGCCGGATCCCACGCGGTTACCAGGTCGACGACCGCGCGCACCACCACCGGAGTGGCCGCAACGAGGCTGCCCAACTCCAAGTGTGCCCGGCCCTCTTCGGTCGGCCACGCGGCAGTGATGCGCCAGGTGCCACTCGAGCTATCCAAGTGCAGCCCGATCGTGGGGTTACCGATCAATGTCGGCGCACCCACCACCGCGGTGTCCATTGCTTGCCACACCTCGGCTGTGATCTCGGTGTCCTCTTCGCGCTCAGGTGGCGGATAGTCGCCCCAGCCGCAATAGTCCGCATCGAAAATTGCTCGCTTGACAACCGTTTTCGCCTTCTGCCGCTTGGTGCGGATCTCACGCTCGTTAGTCGCTACCCCGTACGACGGCTGTGCAGCTGCCCACGTCTCGGGGTCGTCGCGCGACATATGCCGAGGCGCGGCGAACAGCTGATAGAACAGGTCCGGGGCCCGGCCGTGCCCCAGCCGGTGCATGTCCGCCAGGCTGTGGCACTTCGGGTGCTTCAGGAATACCGGCGGGGTGCTCAAGTAGATCGTCTGCGGATTCGGCGCCGCCGACTGTGCACCAGTCAGGTCGTTCTCAATGCCAGGGTCCACGTCGTAGGCCTCGTCGATGAACAGGATGTCGAGTTCGGTGACACCACGGCCGAACTCCTGGGACCGCGGCGCGAACTCGGCCACCGCGCCGTTCTTGAGCTCGATCAAGCCGTGGTTGTCGCGCACCGACGGGTTCTTGGCCAGCTGCCGCTTCAGCCTCGGCACCCGGTCGATCACCTTCACCACGCGGGTGAAAACATCCTTGGCTGTCGACCACCGCTGGGCGGTGTAGACGATCTTGTATGGCCGCGCTCGCCCCAGCGCCGGAGCCACGAACAGGTGGAACAGGATCAGCAGAACGACGATGAGCGTCTTGCCCTGTTGGCGAGTGCACTCGATCGCGACGTCGCGATGTGTCCAGATGCGCTCGCCATACTCGTTCGGCGGCTGTAGCGACAGGATTCCCCGCACCGTCGACCACTGCCACGGCATGCAGCGCGTCGGCGTGCTGTACCCCGTCGCCAGGTTGTGCCCGAACTGCGCACACCGGTCACCCTCGGACTCGTCGCCCGGCCAGCGCGATTCAAACGCCGGCTCCTGGCGGCCCTTAAGCCGCGGCCATGAACCGATCCATTCCGGCCGCGGCGGCGGCGCTGAAGGCTTTGGCGAAGATCGGCGCCGGCGCCTAGACGGCGGTGGGGTCGTCTTCGTTGGGGTCATCGTCGATCGCCGCGCGCTGACGCGCGATGTCGGACAGCAGGCGACTTAGCGCGAGAGACTGCTGGCGGCGCTGGACAAGCACGTTGTTCACCACCACCTCCACTGTCTTTGCACCCAGCTTCAACTGCAGCCACACATCCCGATCACCACGCAAAATCGCGTTCAGGTACTCGAGATGATCGGCGGTCACGGCGGCCTGCTCGATCAGAAATGTCAGCGAAAACGGGTAGCCATCCCTGGCTAGCTCTGCGATCAAACGCGCGCCTGCCGAAGGCGTTGCGGCAGTGGACTTTCGCGTGGCCATCTAACGGTGAAATCCGTTGTTATATAACGCATTACGGTGCACGGCGGAACGTGGTGAAATCGCTTGCGCCACAATGCAATACGATTCCGAAAGTCGTTCTGACGCAATAACTTTCACGTGTGTGTAAAAGTCGCGAGGTCGTCCCGTCAAGGGTACCCCCCTGGGGTACGTATTTTTTTGGGGGGGTGGGTTGTGCTGTGCCGCAATGTATTTCGAGCGGTTCGGAGTCATGTCGATAACGAATTGCATTGTACGCCAACGTATCCCATGGACCGAACTATCTGAATCGGAATGCACCACAACACATTTCATACTTTCGAATATCGTTGGTGCACAAGTCATTACGTGAATATCGACGGCCATGGCATGTACAGCTGCTTATCCACCGAGGCCTTATCTCCGAACAGGCGATCCAGCTTCCCCTCACCACGCGCCCTGTTGCACTCACCATGGAGTAGCCGGTCGGGCAGTGGTATCGGCAGGCCTCGACGGATGGCTTCTGACCTGGCCATCATCGAGTGGTCGGCCTGTAGCACGCCGCTGATTGGGTTGGTCGATTCCGGGTCGTAGTCCCAGTTCTTGGTTCGGTCCTTGAACATCGGCTTGCCGCATGGCGGCCAGCTACACGGCGTTCCGTCGGTGTGATTGGCCCGCAGATTCTCGACTGCCTGGCGGTGTCGCCACCCGAGTCCAAGTTCAGTCTGCGTCTTGCGCCTACCCGTGGCCATGCCGCTGGTACCAGTCCTCGATCACCCCGAGCTGACGTGCCGTGCGCCCACCCTCAACGGCACGCCTCATGCACTCGGTCTGGCCAGGGTCGACGGTGACCACCTGCCAGCCCCAGGCTGCGTACTGCTGCAGGCTGCGCTTGCTGGGCATGGCGTGCACCACATAGACGTCACAGGCCACTTCAGCGGCTTCGTTGATGGCGGCTCGGCGTGCGGCCATGGCCACGTCGACCACGTCCTTGGGTTGCTCAGCTGGATCACTCGGCAACCCCGGGCTCAGCGCCTGGACCAGGTCGTCGTAGTCGATGGTGATGTCACCGGGCTTGGCGCGCTCCCGCATCCATGTGGTCTTGCCGGCGGCCGGTGGGCCGGTAATGACGTAGACGGTCACGCCCTGGGCCCTCCTGTCTACAACGCAAAACGCCACCAGCGTTCTCTGGTGGCGTTTCGTAGGTATGGGGGCCTAGTGCTTTCCGGCCCATTTCCGCACGGTCATACGGTCGACGCACAGCGCTCGAGCTACCTCGGCCTCGGCGCGCCCTTGAGCCAGGGCCTCTATCGCTGCGGCCTCTGCCTCTTGAAGGATTCGCTTCTGGGCCAGCCGTGCTTTGATGAGTCTGCGCCCGATCTGTTCTAGCGTCATGGCACCAGAACGACGACCTCGCCGGTGACGAGGTTGTAGCGGGCAAGCAGGGGGCCTTCGTTGAAGTTCTTGGCGTGCTTCCGGTTGAGCAGGTGGGACTCTCCGGTCTTGCGCAGGATCGCCTTGAGTGGCCCGGTCTCGTACTCGGTCAGCTCGCCAGCGTGGTACATGGCGAGGTAGGCGTCGAGGTCCGAGGTGCTCATACCGACGGTCTGGCGGCTACCGGTGCGGGGCTTCAGTGTGGTGCTCATGTAGATTACTCTACACGATAACCATTGGTTTTGTCTAGCGTTTAGGCCGTATCGACGCTGATCGTGAAGCCCGTCGCCCTGGTGATGAGCTCGGTAGTCAGCGGCTGCAGCAGTGGCCCCTCGTCGAGTGCCCGGTGCATGGCCTTGCCCAGCGCCAGTAGCAGTAGCGGCTTCACTGCCGGCGGCAGCGTAGGTAGCGGCCCGTGGTCGGCGTCGGGTGGCGGCGGTAGCTCGGGTGGCGCCTGCCAGCCCTCAATGTCGTCGTCGAGTAGCACGCGGCCCTCAACCTCGACATGTACGTGGGCCATTACCCTTGCGCTCCCTGTGGCCGGTGCCCGCTCGCGCACTCCACGCTCAACTGCTGCATGGCAGCGATGAACTTCGCGCCGAATACCTTGGGCTTGTCGGTGTCGAGGTCGGTGACGTTGACTCTGGCCAGCATGGCACCACAGTTGCAGGTGAGTGCCACGGTGCGCTTGCGCCGCGGTTCCCAGTCGGCGTCGAGCTTGCGCAGCCGGGTCAACTCGGCGGTGTCGACGACACTCTTGCCCTGCTGCTCGAGTAGGTTATCGAGCGCCTCGGCGGTGAGTTTGGCGATATCCGGGTGTGGCAGCCCGGCTTCCTCGGCGAAGTGCTGGGCCATTTCCTTGGGCATGCCGGCTGTGCGGAACGTCGGCAGGGGTAGCGGAAATGCTTTGGTCTTGTCGTCGCCGGGGTGGATGAGCCCGCCGGCGAGCCCTTTAGTCACGATGTCGATGAACGGCTGGTTAGGCACTAGGCGCGCCTCCTGCCAGTGCTTCCGCCATCTTCTGTCCGGCGCGCCGACCTGCGTCCACCATCGGCGCATCCAGGATTGGGTGCGCCTCCCGATAGTGCGCGGCCATCCGATAGGCCAGATCCGGCACGGTTAGCACTGTGCCCGACGATCTAAGCGTGCACGTCACCCCCACGCTACAGCGCGGGCAGGTGACCTGGACAGCTTTGGGCCTGGATAGCACGGCTACTCCTGGGGGTTCGGCTGGTACACGCAAAACGCCGCCAACCAGGCGAAATAGCCAAGGTGAGCGGCGCTGATGGGCGATTTTGGGATGGGCAAATCGCCGGAAGTGTTTCATCGGCAGGTTAGCATACCGAATCACATGCGTGTAGTTACCAGCGAATCTGGGCGATTCACGACATTCGCTCGACTGACGGCAGACTTCCCCGATGCAGTCTCTGGTGTTCCCTTAACGCGTCCTCGGGCATGGTATGACCGAACGCCTCGACTACCTCCCATACCTCATGGTGGGGCAGGAGTTGGACTCGGCAACCGGACCTAGCGCCACGCTCGTCAATCCAGGCTGTCATTTCTGAGTTTCCGCGCCGTAATCGGCACTGTCGATAGCGTTTCACACCTTCACCTTTCCCCTCTTGACAGGGTTCTGCTGAGCCATTTTCCGACGCACCCGGCGCACGTCTCCCACTCGGTATTCCGCGATGTCCTGGTCGCTATGCCGGAAGAATCCGCGCCGGCCATTGGGTCGCATGTAGCGAACCGGTTTGAGGTGACGCTCTCGGCACCACCTGCTGAATTGCTGCCAGCTCACCGGTTCGTCGAGCGCGCCCATAATTCCGGTGTCATAGAGTTCAGGGTTGGCCGCGCGCTGGTTGCCGATCAGTTCCTCGCGTGTTGCGATGCGGTAGTCGATCGAGTTGAGCCAGCGGTTGTAGAGCGCGTCGATGTTGTGCGTTATTCGGCACTGTGAGCAGGTCACCTCGATGGCCTCGCGGCGCGCGTAGAGCATGAGTCCGCAGATTTTGCGGTCAATCCTAGTGTCGCACTGGCCGCAGAACCGCGGGGCCGGCGGCCGGTCGATGGCCCGTTTGATCTTGCGTGCGAGCGCATCGATTTCACGCTTCCACGTCCCGGCGGATTCGTCGCAGGCGATCGCATGCACGTGTACCGCAAGCCACCGCGCCACCTCGGCTGTCGTTGGGCACCAGCCACTAGGCATCCTTCGCCATCCTGGAAGCAGTGGTCCGATAAACCCCTTGTCGGCCATGAGGAACGCTGGCTCCAGGTCCAATCCACGAGATTCCAGCACGTCGTGCACGATGGTGCCCAGCGAGTTACGCGCCGCGCTCAGCAACTCACTTGCCTGGCCTTGTTTAGTCAGCTTTGTCCACCGATCATCGTCGGCCAGTTCACTTTTGGACGTATGCGGCTCGAATGGGTCGGGTAGTTCGTCGCCGCGCTTACGGTGTCCTGTGCCGCCGCCCATGCACGTCTGCCGTGTGACCACGTCGTTGAGAGCCTCGAGTAAGCCGGCTGTCGGACGCCCGCCGGCCTTGGGTCCGCGGGCAAGTGAGATCAACTCGGCGCGCAGCTCGTCGGTACATTGGGCGCATAGGTATAATTCGGTGGGCGCGGTACATGATTGACATTCGATCACCAGCGGCTCAATCCCGCGAGTCGTGGCCAATACCAACTGCGCCCGATATTCAGGCGTCGCACCTTACATTTAGCTCTCATCACACCCCCTGAGATACCAATGCGGATCGATCCGCCCAAACATCCTGTGCGCCAACCACTGTGGGCCGAACAAGCTGCCGAGTAGGCCATCCGCGGTGGACTTCGACGGGAATAAGGTGGCACGGCGGGGTGATCCGCCCGCGATGCCCCGCTGTAGGACTACTCGCCAGCTCACCAGTCATCCCCCTCGCACTCCCCGTCGCGGTGGTAGCCCAGCCGCATCGCCAACGCGTCTGCTACGGCGCGTATCCGGGTGTTGGTTGCGCGGCAGGTGCGGCGGCGCCAGGGGATCTTCGGAACTGGCGAATCTGGATATAGCTCAGAGTCGAGAGCCCTCAATACGGTCTTTCCGTCAACCACAACTCGCCAACCTGGTGGATGAAAGTTGGTAATTTCAATCGCCTTGCCGACTTCTCGCGGGACCGAAATATTATCCATGGTGGCGAACATTTCACGAATCGACACAGTGGAATCGTCTCGCGCCACCCGAATCTCCGTGCCGGGCTTGATCTTCGGATGTAGTACTCCGCGGACCTGCCGTCCGTTGTGTAGTAGGCGGATGATGCAGTTGATGTCACCGAGCGGGTCGGGTTCGATCGCCACACTGACTCCCCCCGCCGATGTCATACGCAATACGATGTCGTCATACTCGGCGCCGGCTGGGGTTGGGCTGATGATCACTGGTCCGGCCACCTCCCGACGAGAATCTCGGGCCAGCCGCCATCCTCCCAATGTGCGGGGAACACTTCCCAGGTCCAGCGTTGGCCGTCGCGGACAAGGTGGACAAACGTGCGGCCGTCGACAATCTCTGCGCTACACACGCCACCGTCCAGCCTGGTATGCGGTCCGCAAATTATCGATTCTAAATACGATCGGATAACTATCACCAGAGGCTCGATCGGCTTCCTGGTGTCTGCACCGGAGTTGCCAAACCTGCCCCAGTCGCACTCCCAGCCGCCATCGGCTTTTCTGATTTCAACGGAATTCGACATGCTCGCCTGCCTCGATCGCGCGCCCTAGCCCGTCAATAAATTGACGCAGTCGGCCCTTCAGGTAGGGGTCATGCGCAGTGATGCGTTCATACTCGGGTTCCAACTCTTCTAGACGATCCTTGAGTGCTGAGAGATATCCGCGCCGCAGCTTCCCCTCGCAATCGCTGTGCACCAGTAGGTAGAGCACGGAGTCGGTAATGGGAGGATCGTATATGCCTGATGCTTTGACGGTTGGCCCGTTTCGGCCCCAGTGGCCCATGATTTGCCGGTCTGAAACCGAGTCCCAGTCGATATCTAGGCATTGCCTTAGCTCATCACGTGTAGTTGGGAGTTTCGCTGCGCGGGCGACATGTCCGCGGAACTCGGCAAATCTGCTGTAGGCGCCAGACCAGCATCCGTGCGTGGTGGTTAACCCCATTATCCAACAACCTCCATTGATTTCAAGGCTGGCACCTTAGGCCAGTTGATCGACGTTTGCATGGCCCTGACGTTCCGGGGTTCCAGTGGGAAGTGCAGCGAATCCCCCACTCTCCGCGCGCCGATCTCGGCAAGCGTGAGGCCGTCGGCGATATCGTCGTTGGCGATGTGTGCGGCCCACGGCTCCCACGTCTTGCGCACCGCGGCAAGCACCTCGCGCTTGTGCTGGGCGCGCGTGATTTCCTTGCTACTCTTGCCGCCCTTGCCCGTTGCCCATTTGCAGCGGGTGAGGTTGTTGACCACCACCGTGGGCGTCTTCCAGTGCTGCAGCTGGCGCATCAGCTCGACGAATAGCGCGTACCGGTCGTAGGCGTCGCCGCCGGTGTCGAACGTCAGCGGGGCCTCGACCATCGCGAGGTCCGGGCGCCCCTTGGACTCGATGAGCCGCACCACATTCCAGCACTGGCGGGTGATGCGGCTAACGCGGTGGTCCCAGTCCTTGACGTCCGGGGTTGTGCCCACCGATCGCAGTAACACCGGCCGGCCGCCGCGGAGGATGGCGATGCCCGTGCTGGTGAGACTGGGGTCAATGCCGCATACGATGGCCATCAGCGCGGCCCGATCTTGCGCGCGATCCGGGCCTTTTTTGAAAGTATGGCCGCGAATCGATCGACTGTGTCAGGATCCATCGTCCAATTCACAACATTGACGCCGTTATTGTCTTTCACTTCAACGAATACCAGGCCGTCATCGCGTGCGGTGGCGGTGAAATTACCTATCACAAGAGTCAGCCCCATCTGTCGGATCGTTGATTTCTCTTGCCAGTAACTCGATGCAGTCACCGAGCCACACGAGGTGGTCGACGATCACCGACGGCATGCCTTCGGCTTTTGCTGAGCAGTGGACGATGTCGGCCGCGATTTGCACGCCATCGCGCATGCCTGTGGTCCTGGCTGAGAGTATGGCGTCGAGCGCGGCCTGGTGTGCGGCGCCCATGGATTCGTGCATGTGGGAGAGTGTCGGGTCGATGGGTGTGGTCATGCGTCCACCTCGCTAACCGTCAACAACCATCGCAACGCCGCGACCGCTTGTTGCGGTACGACTCCGTTGCCGATGCAGCGGAGTTGGTCGTTGCGGCTGATGCCGTGAACGTCGGTGACCCAGCCGGGGGACCAGCCCATCATCCAAGAACTGAACTCTGGGTTCAGGCGGGGGTTTCCGTTGCGGTTCGGTTCAGTAGGGCAAGGGGCGAGCCTTCCAAGTACTGTCTCCCAACGTCGTATCGCTGCTTCGTAACGTCCCCAATTGATTCCCGAATTCGGCCCACGATGTAGTCTCGGTCCTCCCGCCAGTGCAGCTTCTTGTGGCAACTGCTGCACAGCACGGCTAGGTTCGCCAGTTCGTTGTTCGCCGGATTGCGGTCCTTGTGATGAATATGGAGTTTGTCCGCTGTCCCGCAATCCTCGCAGCGGTCCTTCGCCTTGATCTTCCTGGCTCGCCAGCGGTGACTGTCCGCTTGGATTACTCGCCGACTGTTCGCGCACGCCTGAGAACAATGCGTCCGTTTCAGGAAGACATTCCTGTCCTCGAGTCGACCACTCGCGAATCTCTTGCGTTTCAATTCCGTTCCGCATATTTCGCAGTGTTTTTCTGGATCGTCTTTCTGATGAGGCATCAGCATTTCCTGATAGGTAGTAGTCAATTGATACGAGGGAAGGGTCGTTGCGTTCCCGTTCAGATGGGCAGTCTTCCCGTTGTCCGTCAGATGATTTCGGCGTCGGCAGGAGGTCGCGCACCGTTCCTGGCAGTAGGTCTACAGGTCCAGTACCGCCGATGGCAGCATCAGATCCCCATGCGAGCCGCGCTGATTCGGCCCCCCCTTCGTGCCGTCCGTAGCCCTCGGTGTTGGCAACAGCACCATCGCATCGCATAGCGTCATGCCGCTGTGATGCCGAGAGTCCGGGTTCGTTCGGCCCGCGGTGGCGTTCCGTGAATTCCTCGAGTCCGCCACGGTCGGCGTCGGTAGCAAGGATGAATACCCGGTCTCTACGGTGGGGGGCGCCGACGGCGGCAGCGGAAACAGTCGTCCATTGCGCGTCATACCCGAGGTCGGCCAGGTCGCCGAGTACGGCTCCGAGTGCTCGCAGAACAGGTCCATCTGGCCCGTCTCCCACAGTTGCCTCTGCGGATTCCATTGCGCGATAGGCTTTTGCACTGAGTAACCCCCGGACGTTTTCAATCACCACCAACGGCGGTCGCAGTTCGGCAATCGCGCCGACGTATTGCACCCATAGGCCCGAGCGGGTTCCCGCCTTGATTCCTGCGCGGCGGCCGGCCGCGGACACGTCTTGACAGGGAAATCCCCCACATAGGATGTCCACGGGTTCCACCTGCGCCCAATCAACCGCGGCGACATCACCAAGGTTTGGCACGCCCGGCCAGTGGTGCGCGAGGACTTTGCTTGCCGCTTTGTCGTTTTCGCAGTGCCAGGCGGTGCGGGCGCCGAACACTTGGGCGACGGCACAGTCGAGGGCGCCGGCGCCGGAGAACAGTGAGCCGATTCGTAGTTTCGTGACGTCACGCGGATCGACGGTCATTGCCATGGCCATTCGTCGGGTATCGCGTCGAGGTCGCGGGTGCATTCGGTTCGGCCGTTGACGACACGGCTCTCGGTGCACGTTCCGTCGTGATGGATAGTGAGCACAAGGAAGCTGCCTGAGGATGGAAGACGGGAGACGTAAACGGCCTCAGATCGTTTCTGCGCGTCCGACCCACCCTGGGATATTGGCCACGGGCTGTTCGTGGCCCCCTGTGGCTCCTGGGCGGTCACGATGCACGCCTCAGTTGATACTCGCGGCATTCCGGTCGCACACACAGCAGGCACCGCGTATCACCCCGCCCGTGAGGGTCTGAGCGGTGCGCCAGACGCGTGCGCCCGCAGCGGCAGACGGGAACGATCATGCCGTCACCTCCGTCCGGTGAATCGTCGGCCGATCATCGGTCAGGCGGTGAGAAATGAGCGGGATGCACGTCGGGCACCACCGTGTGATGAACTCTGTCAGCGGATAGGCGGGGGCGTTCGTGGCCCAAAAGTGGCCGCAGCGACGGCATCTGCGGCTGTCGAATCCGCCGCGAGACCAGGCGGTGGGGCACGCGAGATTGGCGCTCACAGCTCACCGCCGTAGTACTCAAGCTCGTGCTCGGCGCCGGTGCGGCACATCATGGCCCGCTGGTAAAAGCCCAGATCTCGGGCGATCTGATACCGGGCTGATATGCCAGGAAAGATCGCGTTGCAGGCGTCGATGTACCTGTTCAGCCTGTCGAGCGAGTCGGATAGATCACTCATCAGCACCCTTGCCTTTCTTGAGCATTTCGCGGATCTGCTGACGTGCAGCCAGCCCTGCTCGCGTGTGGTCCTGGTGGTCGCATACCAGTCCGTTGCGGTATCCGTCGTTGTCGCACAGGTCGCAGGCGAGACGGGATTGCAGGCTCAGATGGTCGGTGTTGACCGTGTCGAGAGTCGCCACTGGGTTGACCCGGTCGTGTTCGCCGCGAGGGTTTTCGGGGTCAACGAGCATTAGTCGAAGTCGGCTTTCACTGCCGCGATTGCCTTGGTGAGGCGTGCCTGGTTGCGCGATTCCAGTGCGATATCCCGGCGGTCCTCGCGGGCTCTCCGATCGAACTCCGATTCGCGCTCGCACCGCTCACGGCGGCATTGTCGAGCTGCCTGAATGATGTCCTTGGGGAGTGGCCTGAATCCAGATCCGTTGTCGCGGTAGGCAATCTTGACGCCTTCCAGGACGTCGGTGTCTGCTAGCCGGTATTCGGCGATCTGTTCAGCCCATGCTTCGACGGTGGCCCGGTTTGGCTGTGGGAACCATGGGTCGTAGGCGGCGCACTTGGCCAGTGCCCGGGCTGCGGTTTGCCGGTAGTCGGTGCTCATTCGATGGCCTCCTGGCGGTTGTGGTTCGGTTTTCCGAGTGACGCCCATCCGGCTACTTTGGCTTCGCCGGCGGTCAGGTCGCCGCTCGGTGCCGCACGAGCATTGCCGCTTCGGCGCTTGATGACATCGGCCGCCAGGGATGCCAGGATGCCGGGGCCTATGCCGGTTTTCGTGGCCCAGTCGCGCAGCGCTTCCTCGACTACCTCGGCGGGCGTGCCGGATTTCAGGAGTTGGCTGGCGTTGAGCCGTAACTGGGTTTGGATCGCCGAGTTGATCTCGGTGGGGATGGTCCGACGGACGAGATCGGCTGCTGGCGTGGCAGCGATCGAATCGCACGCGGTGCTTTGTGTGGATGACTCAGGAACGTAACCAAGTTCTTTATCAGTATTAGTCTTAGTATTAGGGGTGGCAGACGGGGCGCGGACGTCCGTAGGATGTCCGCCCGTTGTCCGCGCGGACATTTTGGAATCGCCGCAGGTAGAACCATTGTCGCCGCTATTACGTTGCGCCTGCCTCTCACTTCTCTTACGCTCTGCCTCCTGTTCGCGGTATGCCTTAACTTCGTCGCGTGAACGTTGGTACTTAACCCACTTCGTAAACTGGATTCCGCCGTCGCGAGCGTCTGTCCAGAGTGGGTCCGGCTGACCATCCGGCCCTAGTGTTAACTTGAGCGCGGAGGTGATTGCCGGTGTGCAGCCGAGTTCTTTTAGTGCCTCGGGACCGACGTAACCATCTTGGAGTTTGTTTGCTGAGTAGGCGCCGCAGAGCGCCCATACGCCCACGGCGGCCGCGCGAATCCGCCGCGGTATAGAACGAACCTCCGGCCCGTCATAGAATCCCAGCGGGACGTTGAAACCGGCCGGCAATCGCCGCTTAGCCACACTCACTCCCCTTCCATGCCGCCGGCAGCCCAAGGATCTAAGGGCCGCACATGCTTTCGGTGGCATTCTTCGCAGCGTGGCCGTCCCGGGCTGTAGCGTTGTTCGCCGCAGTCGATACACAGGCTGGCCCGGTATCGGCGGGCTTGCTCGTCGCGGTCGGGGGCGATCACTGGTGGTCCCCGAAGTCGAAAGCCAACTGGTCGAGGCGTTTAGCGACGATCTCGCAGTAGCGTTCTTCGATTTCGACGCCGATGGCTTTGCGGCCGAGGTTGCGTGCGGCAATAAGCGTCGAGCCGGAGCCTGCGAAGGGGTCGGCAATGACTCCGGGTGGGCACTTGTCTATCAGCCTCTCCAGAAGGGATACTGGCTTCTGGTGTGGATGCTGGCGGGCGTTCGTTCGGTTAGGTGTCGACGTGGAATGCAGTGGCGCGCAGGATATGACATTTGATCCGCGATGCCCGCGAAAACCGGACCCAATGACATAGATTTCCTGATCGGACGGCTTCCAGGGAATTGACAAGTCGCCCATACCCAGGGCGCCTTTGGTGTCCCAGATCAGCCTGGCACGAGTGGCGGCCGGTCGATTAATCCGCCAAGTCCCAAAAACTAACGCGGGCCTTGGGTTCCAGGCAATCAACACGCCATCACGTAGTGAGGTGTCCTCATCGCCAGCGATGCTGGCTGCCAGGCCACTTGGCCGGTCCCGCCCTGATTTATAGGCGATCCCGTATGGCGGGTCGGTCACCAGCACATCGGCTGTCAGCCATTCCGTGATCTCCAAGCTGTCGCCTAGGTAGAGCGTGACCTGGTCGTCTTGGTAGTAGGGCGCGGTCACGGTGCACCACCGACCTGGTTGGCGATTTCGAGCAGCACATCGGCATGACACGGCTGGCCGAGTGGGCACCAGCAGGCAAGGTCATGGCCGGCGAGTTCGCGGCGCACGTCGGCAGATCTCATTGGCACTGGCAATCCCCAGTCGGGTCCGAGCACTAGCGAAAACCAGGCGACGGCCTCACGGCGGTCTCGGGGTGTGATATCCACGCGTGCGAATGTCGGGTAGTAGCGCTCGACAAGCAGAGTCTTGCCTATAGCGAACGGGTTTCCCCACTTGCTCGACCGCGTGACGACGATCGCGTCTGGTGAGATGTCGTGTAGGCGCCAGCCTTTGGTGCGGCGGAGTTGGATGCGGCGCGGGGTCACGATGTACCGCCCTGAATGAGCGTCAGGGCCAGCTTCGGGAGTGTCGGAGGTTCAGCGCCGTCCAGTGGTGTCTCGTAGGGGGCTGCCCACTTATAGAGTGAATTCCAGTCTGAATTGAAGTATTTGCGCAAAACACCGCCTTTGTTGGGGGGTGGTGATGGCTGATCATTTTCGATCCACTGGCGAATGTTCTGTTGGATACGGCAGTCGTCGGCGTGGTTAAGGTGACGCGAGCAGAAGGCGTAGCGGATCGCAACTCCGGTGAGCGGGTCGCGGTCCCAGCCGGATTTGATCGCACGCTTTCCGCAGGGGCCTTCACGTTGAATCATTGGGGCAAGGCAGCCAGTTTCCGCCACGGGTGGTGGTTCGTATCTTGGGATGTCCTTTTGGATAACTCGTCTAATCCACCAGTGCGGGTTCTTGTGTCCGCACATCTGAGCGACGGCATGTAATGTGGATCGATTCTTGATACTTCGGCGGCCAGCAACTTTTCGCTGATAGATCAGCGTGAGCATCAGCACTGCAAAGAGTTTGGAGTCACTATCCAAGTCGGGGTCGTTGCAGACCTCCAATATCTTGGTATGCGACGACATGATCAGCCTCAGGTCCGTACTGCTCACGGTGGTGTCACCGACCTGCGTATCCGGCGCAGTAGGGCATTACGAGGCCGTATGTCTCGTCGGATTGATCATCCATTGTCGGCCGCCTCTGCTGCTGCGGCGGCGGCGAGAAGCGCGGCAGCGAGTGCGCGGGCGTCGGCGGATGACATGAATTCACCTGCGGGAGTTGCCACTTGACCACCGGTCCAGGCGGATACTGGATCTAGTCCGTCACGGGCACGCCAAGCTCCCATGCAACCGTCATTCCAATCGTTTGGAATTAGCGTTCGTCGTGGAAGTTCCACGATCACGGTGCGGCGACCACATCCTTCGGGACGGTGCGGAGTGTGATCACGCCCATCTCCATCGCAATCGCTGCACGGATCATAGGCGCCGCTAGCTGTACCGGGTCCACATCCGCTACCAGCACAGCGCCCGCAACTGTCGGGTTGCTCGAAATGTTCACAGTCGTCACACCAGACGGGGCAATTGACATGATCACGCGCCGTGTCAGCGAAGTGGCGGAGGCTGTCGAGTAGGTCGCCATCCGCGATTTCGACTAATCCGAGTGCTTCGGTTATTTTCCGGCGGAATAGTCGTGTGGCTTTCAGCTCGGCGACAAGTTGGCGGTGAAGAGCATCGCCGTTTCCATGCTCGATCGCGTACTCGGCGCGGGCGATGAGGTCATCAGTCATAGTTCAGCCCTTCCAATTCGCTCGATCAGCTCACGGTGTTCCTTATTGCACATAGGGCAGACGATCCCTGTCGTCGGCCATTCGATCGCCGCCAGTTCTTCCGCGGTCGCGCCGTGGGCCCGTGCCGCCCCATACAGTGCGGTGCACCTTGCCTGCAGCTCCCTGATCTCGTTATGCAGGGTGATCTGTGCCCATATCTGAGTAGTCCTGCGATGTTCCTCGGCGTTGCGGCGCAGCGCTTCGGCGACTCGTTGCCGTTCCTGTGCTTGGCGGTAGGACTTTTCGCGGAGCACGACGTATCCGCTCGCCTCTAGGTGGGTTTTGGCGATTTCGATGTCTCGGTCGGGGTTAAGCATGGTCGATTACCTCTGGGTAGTCGTTGTGTTCCCGCCCGTCGAGTAGGCGGCCGGCTTTCTTGCCAACGCGCCACATGGGCGCTTGCTCGCATAAGCAACCACCGCCGTGGATTTTGGCGCTCACATATGTCTGTGGGCTCTGTTCAGCACCAACAGGCGGGTACGGGCTCCACTCGCCCCATTGTTTGAAGTGAAACGCCACACCCGCCGCCTGGCATTGGTCGCGGATCGAGCGGAACCAGTCGGGGTGTGCGGGCCGGGCTCCGGGCCGGACTCACCGCCGGTAACCACCCAGTCAACGCCGATTTGGTCGCCGTAGTCATACTCGGCTGGACCCCAGGGGCCATCTACCTGCGTTCGAACGCCGGTACGCACGATGGCCGGGCCGGGATTTTCGAAGCCGCCGAATAAGTCGATCGGACCCAGTAGCGGCTCAAGCGAGACGCCTCGCACCACGAACGGGGTATCTAGCAGCAATGGAATACGCTTCCCTGCCCAGCCTTGATTCTCGGCGGTGACCATCCCCCACACGTTCGGCAGGTAGTGGTGTTGCAGGCCGTGATCAGGCCACCACTGGGCTCGCGAAGGACGCTTGCCCATCAGTATTGACCCGAAATCGGTTACCGCTTCCCAGAATCTGTCGCTATTGAGTAGCGAGTGCATGCGGGCGGCCCGCTTGGTCAACACCTGGAAGGTATGCGCGGCGCAACTCTGCATGGTGGCGAACACGTGCGCGATGTACTCGTCGGGTACCTCGTCGTGGAACAAGTCGGCCAGCGAGCACACGAACACCTTGCGGGGTTTTCGCCAGTGCAGCGGTATCTCTAGGCGTTCGGGGTGTAGCTGGACCCCGGTAGTCGATCCTACGCCGTCACCGTCAAACCGCCTGTGCGCCATGCGGAGCGGCGGGGTGCGTTCGATGTAGCAGTGGTCGCATCCGGGACTGATGCGGGTGCATCCGGATACCGGGTTCCATGTGACGTCGGCCCACGAGATTGCGGTGTGGTCAGCCATGGCCCCCGCCAACTTTCGGACGCTCATCCTTCCGGTCCCACTGCAGTTCCTCGACACGCTCACGAAGCTGCTCACACTCGGTGGTGAGTTCCTGTAGCCGCGTGTGAAGTTCGGAGTTCTCGTCGAGAATTCGTTGGCTGTCGGAGTCGGCGCCGCGGTGCTGCGCGAGCGTGGCGTGCGCCTGGGCGCGGGCGATGAACGTTTGCGTCACGCGCAATCCGGGGTCCATCTCGCCAACCTGGGCGAGTAACCGCTCGGCCTCGGCGTAATGCCAACCCGGGGAACGAGCCGAGCCCATCTTTTAGTCCGGCGTCCCGTTGTGGCTGAACTCCGGATCGAACTCGTTGAGCGCGTCAACGTCCGGCTCGATCTCGCCCGTCTCGTCGTCCGGTATGTTGCCATCGCGGTCGATCATCGCGGGGTCGTCGTCGTCCGGTGGCGGGTCAGACTCGGGTGCGGGCATATAGGGCTCCGCGGTGACCTTGGCGGCAACGAAGCTCATCACGCGATAGTGGGCGATCCCACCGTCGGCCAGCAGTGTGCGCCCATCGTCCTTGCATCGCATGGTTATTTCCATCTTGACGCACTCGCCGATCTCGGGAGGCTTGTCCATCACCAGCATGTCTTTGCCGGACATTCGAATGGTGGCCGGCGCCGGCCCGAGGATGTCGTCGGGAATGTCGTCGAGGGCGTTGGAGCTGGGTAGCCCTTCTGGCTTGTCGCTGATGATTGTCATTCGAATACTCCTATTCGGTTGGACTGTTTAGTGGTTTTGGGTTGGGCGGCCGGCCCGCGCAGGTCAGGACTCGCCGAGGTCAAGGGTCATGGCCCCGCCTTGGCGGATGACAGATTCTCCGCTTTGACGCGGGCCGGCCGGGCTCATTGCTGCGCGTCCTGCGCCTGGGCCGATTCCTGGTTAAACGCGTCGATAATCACCTGTGCCTGGTCCTCCGAAAGGTCCTTCTCGGCCTTAATGTCCGCACTGGTCATCGTGCGGATGTAGTCGAACCAATCGGAGTCGTCGTCGTATTTCTCGGCCTGGCGAATGTTTTTGAGTTTGGTGATCTGCTGACGGGTAGCCATCTTCACCTCGGCCTGATCGCTCGGCGGCGCGGCGGACCCCGAGGTTGGCTCGTCGGCAACCTCGCCGTCGATATAGTCGGGCTCGTCGTCGATCACGCCAGGGCTGACGTCAACGCGCACACCGCCGTCATGGGTCATAGCGCGCTGGATCTCGGTGGACTTCGGTAGCAACTTCATCAGTTGGCGGATTGTCGTCTTGTGCGCCATCCCCTCGAACTGGTCCAGCCATGGCCCGACCACCTCGTGCTGCTTGTTCCGCGCAGTGGCGTACCGGTCGCGGTGGGTCTCCATGTCCGCCAGCGTCATTGGGTCAGTCATCGAGTATCCGCCGTTAGTTGTGCGGCCGACCGCGTAGAACAGCCGATATTCACCCCGCGGACCATCGAGATAGGGCCGATGAATAAATCGGTCTTCGTGAGCGCCGTACTCGATCTCGATGTGGTCGTTGGTGTAGACCGTTCGGGCGTGCAGCGATGCAATCTTGTCGGTGCGGTAGGCCAGCTCGACATAGCCCTGATACCCGATGATGAGCTGGGCCTTGCGACAGCCTGCGCGGCTGTCCCAGAATGGCACTAGATATGCCTGCCCAAGGACTCCAACGCCGGGGCGTAGGCCGAGCTGCGCGCAGGTCATCACAGACCCGAGTACCGATTGGTGTTCACACTCGGCCAGTTTCGGGTTGATTCGCAGGCAGGTGAACACGTCGCGGATGAGTTGGACGGCCTCGAAGCCCTGCGGCATGGCACGCTGGAAATGCTTTTCCATCTGCTGAATTTCCGAGCGTAGATCGTTGCCGGCTTTCGCGACGGTGCGGTTTTGCGCGACGGGCCTGTAATCGTCTTTCATGGTGGTCATTTGAGTCCTTTCAGTCGAGATCGGCGTAGCTGTTGGTTCGGAATGCATACGGCGGGGGCGAGCATGGCTGTATCCCTAGTGGATAACCAGGCCACACTCCGGCCTTGGTGCACTGGCGGAATATCCCGATAGCGCGCGTCATGTCGTCGCGGGCGCCCCGGTAGTAGTCAGCGTCGAGCTCAAGGAGATTGACCAGATACGGTGGGGCCAGCTCCTGTACGACGAACACCACCACGGGGTCATCGCGCCCCAGCGACCGTGCGGCCGCGACCGAGAAGGCGAACTGCAAGTAATAGCCAAAGTCATAAGCCTTGCGGCTGAACGTCGCCCGATCCGCCTTCTCTCCAGTGGTCTTGAAGTCGATAATCCATAACCGATCCCGCTCTGTCATGCAGTCTGGTCGTGACCGAATTGGCTGACCGGTAAGAGGGTCCGTGCCGTACAGCCAGCGCTCGGCGTCGCCTTCACTAAATAGCAGGCCCGCCTCTGGGTGCTCGTACACAACGCGCGCCATCTCGGTCGCGGTGTCGATCTGGTGTTGCAGCGCTGGGATCATGTCATCCGCGTAGGCCTTGTCGCGGATGGCTTGCGCAGCCTTGGTGTTGTAGTTCGCATACCGGATAAACTCGCCCGTCTTCGGGTCGGGGCCGACGATGGGGGCTATCTCCTCCCCGGCGCCGAGCACGATCCGGTGCACCAGCTTACCCATGTCGAACTTCGGCTCCGGCCTTCTTGGGTGGCTTCGCTCGTAGTCGAACCGTGCTGGGCCGGCGGGCTGCAGTAGCTTCTTCGCCCCATTTGGAGAAAGCCGCTCCGGCGCTGGCCGATAGGCGAAATCGTATATACCGTCTGGTATTTCGTCGCTCATAGCCGCGTCCCGTCGGCCGACATCGTGTCGGCGTGGGTCTCGGGATCGTCAAACGGCGCCCACTCCCACTCGGTCATGGCCGATCGCGCGTACTGCCACTCGGTTAGCTCGTGCTCGTAGGCACTCACGCTGCACCCCACTGAACCAGCCGCTGGGGCCCGCGCCCGACGTGAGCGGCCGCGAATGGCTCGCCACTCATCGGGCAGACCTCGCGGCCAACCGAGTCCCAATGGCCCTCGATGTTGTCACCGGCACTAGGCTGGACGGGTCGCCAGCAGACTGGGCAGTAGCGGCGGCGCCTCACGATTCCCCCTCGTGCGGGTGGTATCTCATCCAGAGTTCAACCGCCTCATGACTGGACAGCCAACGGCTACACAGACATTCGGGACAGTGGGCAAGATAGAGCGCGGCGGCCGTAGTGGTGCTCATGCGACCATCACCGCCCGCACGTGATCCTTGGCCCGCTGTAGCAGCTCCCGCGCCTCGCTGATCGTCGCCTGATCGTTGTAGTCCTCGATGCGACCGAAGCGCCGCGGCAGAGCTAGCCTCGTGGCATCCAGTGCCCCATCGCGAATGCGCGACGTTGGGCTAGTGGTGGTGATCGCCGCGACGATGCACAGGCACGGCCAGTTGCAGATCCATTCGAATGCCGTGCCCTTGGGTAACTCAGGTTGCCTGCCCAGGAACTCTCGGGCCAGCGACAGCGCTTGTAGCACGTCGGCCGCGATGCTCTCGCTCACACCAGCCTCCCGGTGGTTGTGGTGGCGCGCGGTTCGATGGTGTCTACGAATCGTTCAAGTAGTGGTATGTGCCAGGGGCATTGGTCGATGACGGCGTTGGCGACGATGCCGCCGACCGTGTAGAGGTCGAGTCCGGTTGTGGTGGCGGTGTTGTCGATGGTCTTGATGAGTCCGCCGAATGTGGGGCTGTGGTCGAGGGTTTGGCAGATGGCGGCGGCTTGTGTCGTGTAGTCGGTGGCCGGGTTGGCGTGGGCTCGGCTGATGGTGAGGGTGGCGGCGGCGAGCACGCTGAGGGTGGCAAGTAAGGTGGGGCGGATCATTTCACCGTCTCCATCGTGTCGGCGTAATGCTGGGTCAGGATGCGGAAGCATTCGGCGGTGGCCTGCGCGTCGCCGAGTGCGGTGTGTTCCGCGTGGTTGGTGACGCCGAGCTGGGCGCAGATATCGGCCAGGCCAACAAGCTCATTGGGCGCCAGGTGTAGTGCCGGTCCGGCGTAGGCGGCGAGGTCGGCTAGGCGGTGATGCCACGGGCGGGGAATGGACAATGAACTGCACAGAGCGCCTTTAACTGCGGAAAAGCCTGCTGTGACCATCTGGGAGTCGAACGCCGGGTTACATCCGGCAAAAGTGTTGCCGGATAGCATGTCCCATAGAGTGCAGTAGTCCGCATGCGTTGGCGGCCATGCGTGTTGACGCCGTTTGTAAAGCCCGCGTTCGTAGTAGCGGTTGATCGCGAGCGCTTCATCGTCTGCGTTATCAAACGTGCCCTCCGGCACTTTCGGGACGAAATACAGGTACTCGCCGGTGTCGACGTTGACGGCCGCCACCTCGATCGGCAAATGCACACCTGGGCTCAGTCCGGTGGTCTCCACGTCCACGACAATCAGTTGCCTGGAAGGCTTCTCGGTTACACTGGTTTCTGCCATTGCGGACCTTTCTCCTTGGTTGTCGTTGGCCTCGGCTGCGGGACACGGCCGAGGTCGCTTATTTCCATTGATTTGGCGACGGCACGGAAGCGGTCTGCGAGATCTAGCCAGAAGTTTTTGTCGCCACTCTGCGTTGACCACAGCCGCGCCGCCATCGAGGCTGTGAGGACGTCTTTATGCGTGAGCCCGAGGTGCCCCGCGCCGGAGAACGCAGCAGAGTCCGGCGCGGGGCTTTCCGCGGCTGCAGCAGGCGGGTTTGTGGTGATGCCCGGCGCGGCGAAAACCAAGGTAGACAGCAGGTTTCGGATGTCTTCGACGAGCGCGGTGAGATGGTCGAGGTCGCTCATGCTTCACCACCGACGTAGTCGTGGACCTGATCAACCCAGAACTCGGGGTCGCAATTCAACCAGTTGAACCTGGCAAGACAGTCGAATAGTTGTTCACACCAGAAGCTCACGCGACCACCGCCAGCGCGTCGATCTTGTCGGGCCGGAACCCGGACCAATATCGCTCACCGGTGCTGGTCTCGGCCAGCACCACCGGCAATGAGGTCAGACCCAGGTAGGCGATCGCCTCGCCGATGTTCGGGTCATCATCGATGTCGACCTCGCTGAACGCAATCCCGCGCCGGCTCAGGCGGCGTTTCGTCGCCTCGCACGCCATGCACTTGGGGTGATTGCGGGTATAGACGGTGACGATTGGGGTGATCACAGGCCCGTCTCCTTGTCCCGCCGCGCCCAGGTGCGCGAACGTTCATCCCTTATCCGCCGGTCTCGCAGGAGTTCCAGATGCCCGATCAACGCCACCCAGACCACGGCCAACACGCCCACCCCGATGTCGATGTAGGCGTCCGATTCATTGCCGGAGACGAACGCCGACACCGCGTCAATCGCGAACCCGAACGCACACAGCAGCAAAACCAGACGGGCAGCGATACTCATAGGTGGGCCTCCGCTTCGGCTCGTGTGATGTAGAAGTGGATGCCGGATGCGCATTCGTTCCAACGGTTTTCGTCGAAGGGTTTAGTGGGGCGAACCGTTTCGCCGACCCAATACTTAAAGTTGTAATCCCGTGTGCTTATTGCCGATTGGCAAGGCTGTCCGTCAGCATCGAATATCGCTAGCACCTCGGCAGTCTCTGCTCGGCATTTACGCCCAGTCGCGTTAGACCGCCTAGCATCACCAGGGATACGCAGCTTGACGATCTTTCCGCCAGCCGCCCTCTTCCACCCGATGACATCACCCTCATCGGGTAGTACTGCCAGCCGAGCGATCACAAGGTCTATTTGTTTCGCGCCGGCCAGGTACGCGTCGGTCAGGTCCGCGCCGGCCAGGTCCGCGCCGGCCAAGTACGCGTCGGCCAGGTACGCGCGGGTCAGGTACGCGCGGGTCAGGTACACGCGGGTCAGGTCCGCGTCGGTCAGGTACGCGTCGGTCAGGTCCGCGCCGGTCAGGTCCGCGCGGTTCAGGTTCGCGCGGGTCAGGTTCGCGCGGGCCAGGTTCGCGCGGGTCAGGTACGCGTCGGTCAGGTCCGCGCCGGTCAGGTCCGCGCGGTTCAGGTTCGCGCGGGTCAGGTTCGCGCGGGCCAGGTTCGCGCGGGTCAGGTCCGCGTCGGTCAGGTCCGCGTCGACCAAGTACGCGTCGGCCAGGTACGCGCGGGTCAGGTACGCGCGGGTCAGGTTCGCGCCGGCTTTGACTGCCTCCTCTACTGCTTGCCGTAAATCCCGCGCATGGGCCGCGGTGTACAGCACGTGGCCTGTCCTCGACTTGATTTCGATCATCGGTTCACCTCTTCGCATTCGCAGCCCCGCCGGTGGACCCACCCCTGTTCACGAATCACCGCCAGCGCCACCGACGCCGGGTGGTAGCAGTCGCTGTCACGCCACACGTGGCGGTCCACCCGGTAGGCGGCCCAGCCGAGCGCGATCGTGTCGATAATCAGGCCAGCGGCCGGCGCCCAGTGGCCGACGCAGGCCAGTGCGCAGGAAACCCCGAGCGTGGTGGCTGCGGCGGCCCCGAGAATGTAGGGCAGGTGGGCGGCGAGACGCGCGAAGGCGGTCATGACAGCGCCCCTAGTTCGTTAATCCGCCCATAGCCCACGGTGATGATCTGCTTCGTCCTGATATCAACCACGCACATTGCCATGTCTCCCACAAACTTTCGCTTGTCATCCGACCCACTCGGCCGACTCGGCATCTTCAATGCCTCCAACACCCACTCAGGCTCAATAAGCCTGGCGGCCATGCGAATCCGCGCGTGATGACACACACTAAACCCGCCAATCGTCAACGCCGGAAGTGTGCAGCCGGAAAAACGCTGCTGCAGCAGCCTCGTGCGCTGCTCGTCAACCGCGCGGCGGTCGACCACCTGCGGCTCTCAATTCAGTAACCCCGCTGCCGCAGAACGCGATTCACCGCGTCTTCGCCAACCGGATCGCAGTACGCGATTACTCGCAGCAAGTCCGGGTCGTTCATCGCCGCCCGACGCCGCTGCGGCTCAAGATCAAGAAACGCATCGAACGAAAGATGCGTACGCCGCAACGCCTTATCGAACCGCCGCACCAACCGGTGCACCTTCTGCGCCGACACCATGCCGTCACCGCGATCAATCAACGCCTTACGAGCAGCGTTGGACACCCGCTCTAGTTGGCTTCCGGCGAGGGCATCACGGCCTGTTGTGGAAACACCGGAGGGCGGGGGCTGGCCGGGGGCTCATGTCGTTGCCACCAATGCCAGCGGAGGGCCGCCAGTATGTCCGCCCAGCCGGCGATGGAGTTCGCCGATCCCCTTCGGGGTAATCCGCACCGTAGGTTCGGCATTGACCATCTCGCCGCGGCCCTCGTGCCAGAATGGCTTGCCTACCTTCTCGGCTAGGCGGCCATTGTTGACCTGCGTCTGGTACGCCTTCCAGCGGCCGTCGCGGCGGAATACCCAGCCAAGGCCGGCCATGAAGCGGTACAGCTTGCGCTCGCCGGTGGAGATGGCGGGGTCACGGTTGAGCACCTTCGCGGCGTCGGCTACCGAGTAGTCGCCGGTAGCGTCGGCCAGCTCATTCCAGGCGGCGGCGGGTAGGGCGAGCGCACGTGCGTGGACTTCAGCTTCCTCGCGCGCCCGCTCGGCGGCCTCGGCGCGCTCCGCTTGGTTGGCGGCGGCGCGCAGGGCTTCGGCGTAGGTCTGAGGAATGGCGGGTGCTGCGGCTTGGCGGGTCTCGGCCTCGCGCGTCCGGACGGCGAAGTAGGTCTGCGCAGCGGCGACCTCTAGCTTGCGAGGATCGCCGTTCATTGCGACGAGGTAGCAAGCTAGCCGGGACAGGTGGAAGTCTTCGGCCTCACGCTGGGCGCCGGAGCCGATCGGGACCATTTTGCCGGCGGTGGCAACATGCCTGGCCATGTCATGACCGGCGTTGTGGCCCGAGATTCGGGCTCGCCCGATCGCGTCGGCGAAGCGCCGCCATTGGTCGTAGCCGAGCAGTGGCATCAGGTCTCGGGCCGACCACCATTCGCGGCCCTCGGGCGTTGTGTGGCGGATCGCGTCGAACGGGGTGCTGGCGTGGGTGGGTTCGGCGGTCATCGCGCACCACCTTCGGGGTCGACGGCGAAGGCCGCACGGATGTTGACCGCCCATGACTTGACAGTCAGCTGGTAACCGTCCCAGTAGGCGGTGGTGACCCCATGGCGCTGGGCGTCACCGTGACCTGTCCCGGTCATGCCGCCGGTGCCGCTCGGAGCGTTCGCCCGGCATCGAGAGAGTTCGTCTTGAGACTTACTCACGGCGGCGATGGCCTCGGCGTAGCCGGGGGTGATACCACCGGGTAGGTCAGTTGGCTCGCTGGGACTGCGGCGCGGGGTGGTCATGCGCTGGCCTCGGCGCGCTCAGTCGCGAGTTTCTCGATGTCGGCGCGGGAGAACAGGTATGCGCCATTCTTCCCAGGCAGTTTGTGCACCGGCTTGAGTTCACCGGACGTGACCCACCTAGCGACCGTCACTTGGTTGATCTCAAGGAGGCGTGCGACTTCCGCCGATCCAATGAAGTTAGCGGGGGGCGGTGATTTCGGGCTTCTATTGTGCAATGCCACGTGACACACCATTGCACAGTGCATTGCGCAGCACAAGACCACCGTGGCGTGTCGAGATCATGTCGTGGAGGTTACGAGAGCTAGGTAAATGCACTATGTATTGCACAATGCGTTGCTCTGTGCATATCCTTTGGTCCATGAGTACAAGGCCAGAGCGCATGTGGGTACCTGAGTGGGACTTAGCCGACCGCCTCCGGAAGAGCCTCCGAGAGTCGGAGACCGGTGTTCAAGAAATTGCCGACCACCTCGGGGTTAATCGCAACACCATCAGCACCTGGATCAACGGGCGCGGTCCTGTAAACCCAGACTGCCTACCCAAGTGGGCGGTCTATACGGGATTCCCGCGCGAGTGGATTGAGACGGGCGAAACAGGCGGGGCGCCAACGCCACCGCCGCCCGGTATTCGGCGCCGTCGTGAGTCAGGCCGACGCACTACCAACCTACGGGCTGTGACTGGGACGCTCGCTGATATCGACAGCGATGGGGTTGACGAGGATGCGGCCCATTACGTCGCCCTCGCCGAAGATGTTGCGCGGCTCCCCCGGGAGGACTCGAACCTCCAACCCTTCGGTTAA